CGAGCTGATACTTCATCGGCACCGGTGTCAGTGTTGGTGTCAGTAGGGGTAGTAGCTTTGGTTTTACCTTTCGATGTCGTAGATTTCACTGTACTTTTGCTCTTACTCTTACTTCTCTCACTGGCCAATGCATTAATCTTGGTCACAATCAATATCGTTTTGTCCTTGGTACCTGTAAGTCCCTTTCTCTCTAACGCCGGGATTTGATTCACATGCGCGTCAGTGCCATCAAACACTGATAAATCATCATGGATTTTATCGGCAGGAAAACCAGCATTAATAATTGCTTGTAACCAAATCATACCATTGGAGTTTTCAGGCAGCCCTGATCTGGGGTCACTTCTCAGGTTGTTAAACGTTTTACCGTCGTTACTCGGTGCTGTGTCTTTGCTTTTGCCTACTGTATAATACTGTTCGTTGGTCTCGCCATCGCCCCTGTCGTATTCTACACAGATTGCCGGTGAAGGATCATTTACTCGCGTCCCTGCATAATCAAACATAGTTGCACGGACGGTTTTAATTGTTACGTCTTCATCGTCTAAAAATCCACCACTGACGACTGCATCTTCCGGTCTAAGTGAAAGTCCCATTAAATTGGTACTCCTTTTTGCTCTGCGACATGGTAAGGTATTTCTACCTCTACCAGATCGCGATCATTAATATAACGTAGGTCTCGCACGTCGGATTTTTTAATCCTGTAGTATATACTGTGCCAGACGGCCCTAAAATGGTACTCGTTCTCTATCTCTGCCAAGAATATAAGTTTGACTTTTACTGATGCTCCTGGCGCTGGTTTGATTGATATCACCTCCTTTCATTGTTATATTATGATTGGTAGCCCAATCATAAACCCGATTAACCAAGCTGCAATACACATTACGACTACTTCTTTACTGAATTTAAGATCCATTAGTATCACTACCTTCCTTGTTCTGACAGTGTTTACAGTTTCCTGTGCATAATTTTTGTTGTGTTTTCTTTAGAGGACACAATCTTACTTCTGGTATTACTTTATTTATTTTTACTACTCTATCGATAGCCCTTGTAAAAATGTTAGTTCTGGAATCTAAGAAGCTTGTATCCACACCTCGTATGCGTAATTCATTCTTTATCCTCTCTATGGATTTTTCTATAATAATCATATTATGTGATATAGACCCTACTTCTATTTCTTTTTCATTCATTATAATTTCTCCAACGGCCTCGGTATCACAGGGTTAGTTCTCACTGCACCCAAGAACCACTTAGCAAAAAACTTTTTATACCTATAGGGAAACCACTTCATCTGATCGTCAATAATCAATGTCTCACATCTATCATCTGCCGCTCTCGTTCCCCTTCCTACTGCCTGCTGTAAACTCTGAGCAGCAAAACACATACCATATTCTTTATCACTCTCCTTTCTTACTTTATCAACCTTCCTTCTTAAATCAGGAAAAGGTATCTTGCCTACGATCTGGTATTCACAATCTGTATATGGTAAATCAATGCCAGTGATACATGATGGTGATACTACGATCTTAGGTGATGAGGATTTCTTTAATTGTTTAATCGCTGTACTTACTTGCCCCGGTCTATGTGTTATCATTATGTTCTTAAACTCGCTATAACGCAAGATATCTTGACAGCGTTTATAACTAACTGCATGTATGACTGCCTTTTTATCTGTACGTTGTCTTATTATTTGATCAATACGACTCAACCACATGGTAATTAACGCTTCATTCATTCCATGCCTCATAGCAACAGTAGGGATGTGAATCACAGGTCTTGATTGTACGGGAAAATAACTCGGGTACTCGAATATATCACAGTTAGATTTACTTGCCCCCAATAACGATAGTATCTTAGCAGTTAGTGTAGCAGATGTCAATAATATTTTTGGTATGTCTCGAAATAAATGTGACTCTGCGAATTCACTAGGCCATAGAGGGTCAAAATCAATGCCTTTGGAATGTTCTTCTACTACCCAGTTGACTTGAGTGTTTAGTTTATCTAATTTATGTTTGAGTTTTGTTAGGGCTTTGAATTCTTGACTCTCTGCAAGTTCTCTTGTAGTGCCAAGTTTCCTTGCCTCTGACGCTTGATCTGCTATTGAGTCAGTAATTAATCTCCCATAAGTCCTGGCGGTTTTTATATCTTCAGTGCTTCCTGTAAGGCCGATATTGTTTTGTTCGTGTGTATTAAATGTCACACTAAGAGTAGATAATAATTGCTGCGGCGTGTCATGGCCTTCATCACATACAAGGAACTTAAAATCACCTATAGTATCGTGTTTATTATGGCACCAGAATGCATAGTTAGTCACAACGATCTTCGCTTTTTTAGCTCGGTTTATCATAGTATAGAATTCACAATCAGTCTTACGATGGGGGCAATAATGGCCGATTCTGCACGGTCCCATGTCACATTTAAGTACATTATGATATAATTTACATGGATAATTCGATCTACCCTTCGCAACTACAACATCAAAGTCTTTCTCTAATTGATCTTGCAGTATCTTAGTCGAAGTTAAGATTAGCGTCCGACACGAGAGTAATTCGGCGGCGGCGACGTAACATATTGATTTACCACTGCCAGTGGGCTGGACTTGCGCAACGAAACGTTTCGGCGAAGAGATGCAATCCATGATTGCTTGTTCTTGGTATGGACGCCAGGATGGGAACGATGATGGCAGTCCTATCTCCGGCGGTGATGGTAATGTTATTGGCATTCTGATTGCCCCTTGTTGAGTGTTAATCCTTTTTATAATAATCCGGTAATCCTGCTTCATCTTTATTCTCGTGCCGACCACCATACACCGGTGCTCCGTGTCTGCCCCCCGAGTAAAATTTCTTCACGTCTGTAAACATCACAGTGCATTTCGTACACCTAAAATACTTACCTTCTTTCTCATACTGTCTACTCCCGCATAACGGGCAACGTAGCATCATGTATCTTCCTCCATTTCATTAATACTATCTTCAACCTCTTGTGTTATTTGTTTAACAAGACTTACTTTATCTGATGCATTTAGTAACTCTTTATACTCTTCCAACACCGCCGTTAAATGCATGTTCCTCCAATACCCGTCAGTCATATTCTTCAATGTATTTATAGTCTGCAACACATGTCTGACTGCTTCTACCTTAGCTCCTCGTTGTAGAAAAACGTTGACTCGTTCTCGTAATGAAGTCATAAGGCCAGCGAATCCTTGTTGATATCGATCTTGCTCGAACAAATCCATTGCTAATCTAATCTGGCCCCATATGGACCCGGTGATCTCATCATCCTGATCCCTTGTCCAACTATTGATCCATTCGAAATGCTTTAATATCGCATCGCGAATAAAATCACCTCGGTTATTATATAGTAGCCCGTTGTGCTTCACTGATATATCTATCTGCTTGACCCAATCAGGCTGTATTCTCACTGTAATTTTAGCACTGTGGCCTTTGTCATCGGTTGGTGGAACGATCTCCGGGTTCATTAAATCATGTTGCATATTTTAAGCTCCTTCTCTCCTGTGTTGTTCGATCTTATCACACGGTTTATGATAGTTAGCATTTTTACGTGCTTGATCTGGATGTCGCGTAGAGGGTGAGTGGAACGAGAGTGTTTCCAAGGTGATTGAGGTACGGGGTGCGATACCTTGTGTTTTGCCGCTAGGATATCAAGGTAGTTGTATGTCGGTTCAGGTTTTTTTGACATCAGGTAGTATCCTTGATTTAAGAACTAGAGCTTGACGTATACGAGCTGCATCGGATTCTAAAAATTCAAACTGTTCATGTGAATTTTTCATTCTAAGGTACAATACATTAGCTTGGATACATCCCATACTAATATCATCAAGATCGAGTAATTGTAAATTACCATCGCTATTCATATATCTTACAAGATCCATTTAGGCATCTCCCTTAACAATAAAGCAAACGCCGCACCGAGAAATCCACCGATACATACATATACTTTATCTATTTTCAACTTCACATCTAATTTCCTTGTCAACACGTCTACTTTATCCTCGATGTTGCAGATAGAGTCAAACAATAAACTCAATTTGGTTTTGGCTGGTGATTCATCAAATGTATCTCTGTTTATCTCTTTCATAAGTTCCTCCCATGCCTGTAGGCTTTCTGGACTAAGTTCAGCTGTAAAAGAACCACTCATACTTCTCATTTTAATTTACTCGCTACAGCTCTCAATGTATGCCATCTACGGTCATTATATGGTGTAATTACTATTTCAATAAACCCCCCGGCATGTAACAATGCAATCATACCATCTGGTAATATCCGCCAGTAATCAGGTCGATGATGCTCCGGTCCTGTCGAAGGGCCGATGATACAGATTTGACCGCCTGGTTTTAATATTCTATAGAGTTCCGCAGCCCATCTAAATGGATCTTCAACGTGTTCGATTGCCTGGCCGGAGATAATGATATCGAATTTATTAGGTAAGAATGGGTAAGCATAAGGATGTTCTGCTACGATATCTACATTAGGGCCAGCTACTAAATCTAATCCAGTATAATTCCAGTGCGCGGGCATGAGATCTGCGTAAGATCGATCCCCACCTACTCTTAATGACCCCACTTCAAGTATATTATAATGTTCGTAAAACTCTAAAGTGCCAAGGAAGTCCCCCATTGCTTTCATCGATTCATCATGCATTATTTGTATGGCTCCATGTTAATTGATAACAATCTCCCTGCCCAGCCTTTCCACCAATAATCAATATAGCATTTCTGGCTTAGGGCTATCATACTTCTCTGTGTATGACATTTGTTTTTAATCTCTTCAACATACATCTCCTTTACATTAGGTCGGCCTTTTGAATACTTAGCATATAGCTCTAACAAGTCATCGCCACCGTACATATATGTTGCAATGAATCTATTGCGAATCATATCACTGGCATCAGATGAATAACCTCTCCTCTCTTTGCCTTCATGGTACAGTGGTAGTCCAGGGAATATCACTTTGTTATAGCCGAGGACAGCGAGGGTGAAGTTCATAAAATGCTCACCCCCTGAATAGATCCCGAGTTCTTTAGGCCAGCCGCCGAGGTTATTAAATATCTCTTTTGATAGCATCATTCCGCATGTAGACATACAGGGAACAGTGTATGGATGGTTTGATGTTCTGTACCGAGTAAAAGAGTAGTGATATTCACCTTTCTCTGGTGTCATTACCGGTTTATATATGAGACTTTGACCCGCGTTGGCACCAAGATATGCAATGGGGAGGTGCAGTGACCCGTGAATCTCATCGGCATTCTCCACATAACATTCATACATTTGCCTGAGTCTTCCTTGGGTAATAAGGCAATGTGCGTCGATAAAGAATAAGATATCTCCGGTTGATCTTTCCACTCCGGCATTCTTGGCATTCCAGTGGGAGAGCTTGTCGGTGAATTCCACATAAATTGTATTACTCCTTACCGCACAGAGACCTTGCATTTTCTGGCCCCAACGGTCATCTGTTTTGTATATGAATTGATTTAATTCTACTCTAGTCCTTGGTGGTTCTGAGTTAATAACTTGATTCGCTACCCGCTCGCACCAGTTGTTGATACAGATGATCTCCCATTCAAAGTCGGATTGTTCAAGCTCTAAGATAAGAGATTGGAGAGTGAATGCTGCCCAGGCTTCATTGACAAAAGGCATTATTACTGACAGCTTTTTCATGAAACATACTCCTTCTTAGATATCGATCCATCATACAACCCCTTGGACTTCATTTGATCCAACCAAGTATGAATATCAATAACCTGATGATTCTTCAACTGCTCTTGGTGTTTCCGGATACTATATTGACTCGATCCTGTCTCAAATATACTCGCATAAATACTACGCAGTATTTCATTATTACCTTGACAGTGTTTTAGATAATTCCAAGCCTCTTCTATAGAACCTGTCGTCATATACATAGCAATAGCACGGTTACGGATAAAGTCATCGTAGTTATAATAATACCCTCTCGGTGCAGCGAGGTGATACAACGGCCCCACAGGACATACCCATTTGGAGTTACCCATGGTAGCAAGGACGAAGTTCATATAGTTTTCACCACCGCCGTAGATACCGAGTTCTTCCGGCCAACCACCCATTTGATCGAATAGTTCTCTTGTCATCATCATGCCACACGTTGACATACATGCTACAGCTTCTGGCCTAGCCTGTACTGGTTCATATCCTGCAAAACTATACCCGAAATACGAACGTGAGGGGTCAACATCGAGTCGATATTTGAGCTGCTTTTTGAGGTCTAGCATGTAAGTTAGGGGAAGATGATATGTGCCGTTGGGGTTTTCAAGTACGAACCTATCATACATAAGTTTAATACTACCCGGACTGGGAACCACATGTGCGTCTAAGAACAACAACACGGAACCTTCAGACCTCCGGACCCCGTGGTTTTTTGCGTTCCAGTGGGAGAGTTTCTTGTCATATACTTCGTATTTAAGGTTCGTGATCTTCTCGGAATACCCTTTAACTTGAAATCCTCCGCAGTCCCGTGTACGGTACACATCGAGCTTTTCAAAGCAGAACGAACAAACATTTGATGGTGTTTCATATTCTTGCTCTAATATTTCCGGGCAGAAGTTGTCAATTGCAATAACCTCTGCGTCGATGTCTTTGATTTCGTTGAATACGGATTGCAGCGTGAAAATAATCTGCGGGTACTCATTGACGAAAGGTATTATGACTGAAAGTTTCACTTAATAGCCCCCTTTGATTGCTCTACTGGTGGTACATCAATTACTCTCTTCTGATCAACTCCAAGTTCTTTTGTTCTACGAATCGCGGCTTCTTGCTGTGCTTGGATTTTTAAGCGAACTTTATGTTGTTCTTCTCGACTTAACCGACACAGACCGACTTTCTTTCCATCGTCTTTTATCTTATAGACTCTGTATAGTTCTCCATCGAAGTTAATAATATCATCGATCTTTCTTACCCGGCGCTTCGGATTTGTAGGTTGTACAGGCTGAGGTTCTTTTATATTCTCTTTCTGTACTGGTATCTGCGAATTAGTAGACTGATTCACAAGCTGTTCTTGCTTCTGAACTTCTTTCACTTCTTTCTTCTCTTCCATTCTTATTCTCCCATTGTGTAAAGTAGGCCTTATTGCCTTGTTTATTAAATCCATTCTTAATCATCCATTCACGCCCGATGTCGCGGATATTTGCTGGTAATCCAGGCGTGTTGAATACTCCGAAACGATATTGTTTAATAATCAGTCCAATGAATGGTGAACCTTCACATAGCTGTTTCTCTGGATTTTTATCCGGGTTCATATAAGGTAAGACTTGATGAATGAACTCTGGATTAATCAACGATGGATGTCCTGAAACCCTGAGTTTGGCTTGATCTTCATCTGGTATTTCATAAAACTCACCATTCCAATTAAAAGTATGCCCCCATTGTCTCAGACAATTACCTTCAGTACCTACTGTTGATAGTCTTAACATCCCTATTTTATACCCACTACGCATACTGTCGATCATCGCATACAAATCCACAGTCCTTGTACATTCCCAGTCATCTTCAAGGTGGAATATAAATTCTGGTCTCCAATCAAATCCCTGTCTGTAATCTGCCAAAAACCATACACGGTGAAAAGCTACACCGAAATGTGCTGTAGGTTGCGTGATGATAATCGGATGAGGAAAGAAATCAGCACATAGATCATGGATATAACTGATAGGTACCATTTCGCCTATTGGATCTACGTTGACTATCAATTGGTAGTCGATGCATAAATTAGGGCGGAATAAGTTCTGCCTGAAACTACGTAAAGTACGTTCCAGTATAGCCGGGCGTTTCGTTGCTGTCATTGTAATATCAAGTTTCATTTTATACCCCTTTAAAACACATTAAGTTCTGGTACCAAGCTTTAATCCCCTTGACTTTAGCTTTACCAGATCTCTCTAATAAATACTTAACCATGCTTGTTGATTCATAATCAAACACGTATTTATACTCGCCGAATAATCCAATCCACCAATCACGGGATTTGAGATTAACATGGTGATTACCTTCTTGTCCTGGAGGTGCAGCAGTAAAGACAATCTTATCTGAAGACAGAATGATATTACGAATTAAATTATGTGCGAATTCTTCTTCGAGATGTTCAGCAACTTCCAGACACAGTGCAACATCTACACCGGAGTTGAGGTTAAAATCATCATACTCAAATAGTTTTACGATTGGCTTTCTCAAATCATGAATCATAATACGATTCTGAATACCTAATAAAGGTGGATTGTCCGGATCTGGTATCTTTGCCACTGCAAGTCTTATATAAGGTAAGCAATTAACTGTGCCTTCGACTCCAAATGCGTTGACACCGACAGAGTTAAACCCTCGGACTAAATCACCGTCACCGCAACCGAAGTCGATTAGAGTTCGAGGGTGATAGACTTGTTCGATGGCATCGACGAATATCGGCACGCGCCATTCAAGGGATCTGCGGCGTGCGAAGAATTTCTGATTGTATGCTTCATTTAGATTGTACACTGTGAACTATGCCTCCTTCTTTAGCTGCGGCTTCTTCTGCTCTATCCTTTTGTTCAGCTTCTCTACCAAGTTTAAATGCCTCGCGGAGTAGATTATATACATTAGCATGTTTTACGAGATCGGTATGCTTATCGGAGACTGCTTCATGAACATCCTCAGCGGGTACAAATATATCATATGTTTTAATTAATCTCATATACCACTCTCCTTAACCCAGGGAACAATCTCCCTCGGGTTCTTCATCTTAGGCCTGACTGGACCGGAGAATTGATTCATCCAGTTAAATAACTTAATCATCTTTGGTATACAAACTTCATTTAACCCGTTATGTTCTTGGTACCACTGCTTAACACCACTGCGAGTAGGTGAATCCTTACGTATCGATCTAATCCAATGTGCAATATCCAACGGATCTTGTTTAGCTACGGCATTGGGACCGTAAGATACAAAGTCACTAAACCTCTTCGGTGATGTTAATATCACAGGCAGTCCACAACACATAGCTTCTAACACCCCACGGTCGTTTTGACCCCCAGGACCGGCATGAATAAACACTTCAGTACGATTAAATAACTCACACAATAATTGCCTTGTCATATGGCGAGTCACATCGACTATACCCCGGCTATGAGCATCAAGTATTTCTCTATTATACATGCAAGAGATAAATCCACCAGGCAGCACCGCTGAGAGTTTATGATTATAGTATTTAGTATACGCTTTTAATGCTCTCACGCCTACGAACTGGCCTTTCTTCTTGTGAACGTGACTCGCACCGATACAGACATTATAATGCTTGCCATAGCTCTTGCCAATCTTCGGATCGTATTTAAATATCTCTTCATTAACAGGCTTAGAAAACTTAAACCAGAAGCGATTCAAGTGCATTACCGATGACTTTCGCAACAGGTCATCCAATATAATATCCCAGAACGGCCAAGGATTGCGATTGGTATTAGCACGGTAGAACAGTATCCAATTCTGCCTTTCATTGTAGATCTCAGTCAGTGTTTTATACCAAGGTTTGAACCCGCCACGAGCGATAACGATATCGCCAGGGGAAATATAATCCCTGACGATATCCATGTTCGGTACTACATAGAGATTGGCTTTCGGTGTTAAAGCTTTGTAACCACAGTTAATGTGGGAGTCAATGAAGATGTCAACTTGATTCACAATGTCCCGGCCAGCGAGTTCGCACCACATTTTGATCATACCGTCAGTAGGGGCTTCAGTGGCGAATTTATTCTTAGTAGGGGTCATGACGATTTCACGTTTAGCGTCATTTGCTGGTCGGTCTGATGTATATAAGTAGATGAGTTTTTGTTTAGGCATTACTGATCTCCACGTGCTTGTCCTTTGGAAGTAGTGTAAATACATCCAACGCCCATGAAGCTGAAATCTCCCCTATAGTATTATGAGGGTTGTTATCATCGACATGTAAAACCACCCCGTATGACGGCGGGGATGTAAATAAGACGACTGTACCATTATCCGAGATACCTACACATGGGTATTTATCTATAAGATTAACTACTGGTACCGAGCTTTTATTTACTACTTTACTTTTAATCATCTGTGCCTCCTTTTATTGGCCTCTCAGGTTTACATTCCGCGGTTAATATATCGTAATATTGACTGCAAACAACAATGTTTGTCATGCCGGAAGATATGATAGGGGACTTAGCTTTACAATGCCCACTGATACTATGACCTCCACTACCATATACACATGTATGACATATTAACTCTTTACCACATTCACGTTTGTTGTTCATGTATTACTCCTTAGTTTTATAAAATATTATAATTACCCGTGTCCGTGTCCGCATCTGTCTCCGTTTCCGTTTCCGTCTCCGTTTCCGTTTCCGTCTCCGGGTCTGTCTCCGTTTCCGGTTCCGTCTCCGTTTCCGTATCCGGTTCCGTGTCCGTGTCCGTATCCGTCTCCGTCTCCGTATCTGTGTCCGTGTCCGTGTCCGTATCCGTATCCGTCTCCGTATTTGTCTCCGTATCCATCTCCGTTTCTGTCTCCGTTAATTTCTATGCTGACCATATAGTGACCCCCTTTATACTATCTATAGCTTTTTGAGTACATGGGATTATTTCTATCCATTGTAGTGTAATTTCTCCTACCTCACAAGGGAACTTACACTTCTCTGGCTTACTTACACCCTCCATTGCTAGTTGAGATAGTGTAGCAGCTCCGGACCAGTAATACAACCTGCGAGCATTACGCAGAGTTACTACAGTATCATTCTTACTAACAAGCTCACCGGCATGACAACCTGCTGCGTATGTACGGATAATTACATAATTTTTAATTACTTCTTGCTTGTCGGCTTTTAATACATAAACACTACCGTTAATAGATACTTCATTTATGTCTGCATCCATAAAATTAACTCCTTCATTAATGTATACATAATCTAATTTTCTAAAAATATCGCATAGGTTTCTTAGGCCCATTGTTTACTCTCCGCTATGATAGGGGCGTAGTAATGATGATATATTCTGTTCATGTTATATTTCTGTCTCATCCAAGTCTTCATTTGCACTGGTTTATTATGGTTATATTCCCCTAATATAATCATAGCAAGATCTTTATAAAACCGATCAGTGGATTCTGAAGGACGATCAACTCTCTGAGTATAAGATCCAAAGTCAAAGAATAAGCCATTGTACCCTGAGATTTCAGGCATCATTGCTAGTGATCGATTCAATACAGTAATAGGACAACCAGTGATACAGGCTTCAGGCAAGACTAATCCGAATGTTTCATGATCAGTAGGGAATATAAATAAATTAGAGCATAATTGCAATTCCCTTATAACTCTACGATCCACACCAACAGCGAATCTTTTCGGAGCCCCTGGGTATTCAGGCGTAAATACAATATCAGTACCGATATCTAATCCCTGTTTTACTGCCAGAACTTTATACTCTTCCATTATCGCTCTTTGTTTATCGTGCGTACACCATTGAGGTACGACAACGAGACACACTGAGCGCATCTGGCGTTTGATATTGGCTATGATATTAATGACAACATCTAACCTCTTCGCATGTAATCGATCAACACTGCAAGGATAGATTTGAACGATATCAGCTTGCATAATCTGCGGGCACCAGTCAATAATATCCCTTGTGTCTTGGCCGAATTCAAACCAAGTCCGGAGGTCTTTGATATGCGGGATGACTCTTACATCTTCCAACCATCCTTTATACATCTCAGCAACTCTCAATGCATCGGTTTTATTCGGATAGACTAATTTATGTTTACCCCCGTAATTCCTGATATTCCACCAAGTAGTTTGTACTGTTGGTACAGAATGGATTCTATGCAGCCAGCGGACGTTTGGAAGATCCTTTGTCGCATCTTGAATAGCTAATCCATAAGGCTTGTTCCAGTTCTGGAATACAAAATCCTCTGTGATTGCCAACTCATACCCTTCAGCAAGTTCTTTTCTAAACATCTGTGCAGTATTGTTGCGGAGTAACTTATGTTCAGGTATAAGTTCCTCTTCATTGGGTCCGTAATCTCTGAGATTACCGTGAGGTACTTTCTTCTCTACTATAACCCCCGGCGCGAATTGATCTTCAGCATCTCTCCATTTATTGGAGACAAATAGATGGACTTCGTGATTGTATCTGGCAAGCATTTCTGCCGTATCTTTGACGACGTATGTTAATGAGTAATAAGGTTGGAACTTACTGAAGTTAGTCATTAATGCAATTTTCATATTTATAGCTCCTTTTGTTTAACAGGTTTATAGTATTTGTTACCTTGCCCTGCTTTATTACGAGCTCTTATAACCTTTGATAAACTATATTCATTCTTCCTATTCCTCCTCTCCTCTTTATTCTTCCATTTAACCTTATTCATTAAATACCCTCCAGTATCAAACAGAGGTAACTCTGAAGCCGGAGTCATATTACCTAATGACTTTGCTGTTTTTACTGCATTGTCTAGCGTACCCATATCAATATACCTTCTTAATTTAATCTAAGATTTATCATGACATTTACTACACTCGTCGTCGGTTGTCGGATAGCTGAGTAACATGTCCGGTAATGTAACAGTTAATTCTTCATAAGGCCTGCCTCTCCTACTAACCCCCATGTACCTTTGTTCCGGAGTGTCACCTAAGCAGTATTCCCAGTAGATATTATAGAACGCGGCACTATATAACCCATCGAATAGTTTCCAATACGCATAGTAGTCGATGTTATCACAGCCTATTGTCAGTGCTGCAAAGTGATTAGCCGACAACCCTCTACTCGAATTAACAAGGATGTAATTACGGTTAGCAATTTGAGGTGTTTTGTTGAATATAGCCTTCGGGTCTTTCCTCCCCACGATTATATCCTTGTCCCCAGCAAGAGACAATAGTAGTGTACTCGGGTCAATTTGATCTAAATGCCTGAGCCTAAACATGGGTGATTTACCCGGGGCAACACACATAATTGCTCTGGGTGCTGGTACTCCAAATTCAGCAGCACTGGCTGCAATGTTCACAGCGAGAAACCCCCCTGCGGAGTGCCCAACAAATGCTACTTTATCTAATTCAGGCCTAGTCTCTAACGTCTCAATAGCATCTCTAATTGACACTGCGGCGTTCTTGGAGAACACTACATCATTAATACCACTAAATAGAGACTGATAGATTGGAAACACAACGATGTTACCTTTTTTTACTATGTGTTTAATCCATCCACCATAAACCATAGGCATTGTTCCGAACAGTCCGTGAAGGAACACGATCATTGGGGCAGATTCCAGGCGAGGTTCATCAGGCTCGTATAAATGATAAGCTTTAGCTCCTCGTCCATGTTCGCTGTGACGAACACTATCATGGGCATAGGTGGCACTGCCGGGACCAGTTTCCGGCTGACCAGCAGGGCAAATGTGAACTGTAGATACTAATAAAGCAATGGTACTTAATAACGTTATTACTGCAATCTCAATGGTCCTAAACATAAACGATCTCCTGGCATTTGATATGGAATACGCTAAACACGAAAGAGTATATCAAATACGATTTAAGGTTGTCAAGAATAAAAATAGCGATCAGAGTAGATTAGCTGTCTAATCGCTATTGATACGGATCTAAGCATTGGTTAACCGTGATCCTCTGATGTAGTTGTTATCGATTCCGTTGACATTGTAGAGCATGTAGATGAGCAGGAAGAGGTAGTTGATAGAGTTGATATAGTTGAAGAAGTAGAACAGGATGATGAGGTAGAAGATGAAGTGGTTGACTGTGTGCTAAGAGTAGAGCATGTTGAGGATGTGGAGCATGAAGAAGATGAAGTTGATTGTGTTGATAATGTTGAACATGTAGAAGAAGATGTAGAGGCTGTTGATATGGTTGAGCAAGTCGATGAAGTAGAGCAAGTTGAACATGTTGAACAAGTTGAGCATGTGGATGAGGTAGTTGATGCCGTTGATAGAGTTGAGCAGGTAGAGCAGGTAGTTGATGCCGTTGATAGAGTTGAGCAGGTAGAGCAGGTAGATGAAGATGAGGATGACGTTGTTGATGTTGTACTAAGAGTCGAATATGTCGAGCAAGTCGAGCAGGTAGTTGACTCTGTGGATATTGTTGAGCACGTCGAGCACGTCGAGCAAGTAGAACAAGAAGTTGATGCCGTAGATATTGTACTGCAAGTTGAGCAAGAGGTTGACGCTGTAGACGCCGTGCTGCAAGTTGAGCAAGAGGTTGATGCTGTAGACGCCGTGCTGCAAGTTGAGCAAGTAGAACAAGAAGTCGATGCCGTAGACATCGTACTGCAAGTCGAGCAAGTAGAGCACGTTGTAGAATGGGTGGACATCGTACTACAAGTCGAACAGGTCGAACAAGTTGAGCACGAAGAACAAGTTGAGCATGATGAACAGCTAGAACACGTCGAACAGGAGGAACAAGTAGAGCAACTTGAGCACGAAGAGCAAGAAGAAGATGAAGAAGACGAACACGTAGAACACGTAGAACACGTAGAACACGTCGAACAGGTTGAGCAGCTCGAACATGATGAACATGAACTCGAACTCGAACTCGATGTCGTCGTTGTTGATGTACTGGTCAGCCCGGCTAACTCAAGTATCTGTTCTATATGACACTTTTTAACCTTCCCGTCAGTCTGATCATAGAATAAAACATAATCAATCCAATGGGGATTACCATCTGGGTAGTCATTAAATTTTGGCATTGTATCCCCTCCTTAATTTACATAGCCAAAGGATATTGGCTGTGATGTTAACTCCATGGTTCCGTATGCTTCAGAGTCCCAAATAGATATCTGAGTCACTCGGTAAGGTACGGTATCGATGAGCATGAATTCACCGATGTTGATGTTGTTATTTAATCCACAGCGAACGCCTGTGGATACTGATTGTCTTATGTAATTGTAGTTTGTGATTTCGACTTCGTTTGTAGGTAGTGATGTGATTGTGAACGGATAGGAGACAAGTTCGCCGGAGAGTGTGATTGAATTGGATTTGGACCCTGTGTCTGTGCGTGGGGTTTTTATAGGCACGTTGCCTAGTATTGTTGGTTTGTTGTTAATCCATTTAGTTATTTTAATATACCCGTCAGAGATCCGCAGTGATATATCTGAGAGGTGATTGTAGCCTGGGACAACGAGAGAAAGAGAAGTGGAGACGACCGGTCGCATGTATTGAGACCATACAGCGGAAGATACGCCGGGCTGATAGACTCGTGTTGATCGGCCTTCAGCGGTGAGGGAGATGCGAGCGGAGAAGGAAGAGATGGGGAGAGTGAGAGTGCCTTGGGAAGTAGAGAGGATTTGAGCTGTGAATTTTACTTTGAGTATTGGCATTATGGTGGTGCCTCTGTTGTTGTAGTTATTGAATAGGTTGAACAAGTGGAGCTTGATGTTGTTGATGTCGTTGTAGTTGACCAGGTATCTCCAGTCGGACACTCTGCTTTATTAAACTTCAGATTATCGAAATCAACCGAACCACCGTCATTGCCACCGTTGTATTCCCGTAATGCTAAGATAACCCTATCAGCTAATGTCATATCTTCATGTTCAGTTGACCAACTTAAGACCCAAGAACCCGAGTCTTTTTGGTAATAACCCTTCATAGTTGTACCTACTCGCGTAATTCTAAGTGACAGTGTAGTGAAGGCCCCTATATCACTATCCCAATTACCTGAACTGGTACCACCGTCTAAATAACGACTACATAAAACATCTACATTATCTGTAGGATCTGTTGGGTACGATTTAATCACAAAACCCGTTGAGTTATCAAAATGCTGATTAGTAGCTACGACCCCTAAAGCAGCCCGAAGTCTATCATCGCCGTTAAACACGAAGTTAGATATTGTTACCTGTACATCAAAATCACCAGCAGGTACTTTATATAGATAGTTAGTTTGTATTCCACTCCCATTAGAATCTACTACAGTCAATCTTAGTTTATTACCTACGGCTGTCATAGTCTCTGTACCTATATAGGTATAAACTACTTTCCAGTCACCAACACCAGAGTCGAAGTCTTCATCGTATTCACAAGTAGGGTAAGTAGATGTTGTTGAGAGTGAAGAGCAAGTTGACGTGGAAGAAGAGGACGTTGAATGCGTACTGAGAGTCGAGCATGTCGAGGAAGAGGATGAGGATGTTGACTGCGTTGAGAGAGTCGAACAAGTAGACGAAGACGAAGATGACGTTGTCGAATTAGTTGATAGTGTTGAACACGTTGAACAGCTCGAACATGTAGAGCACGATGTAGTTGATGATGTTGAACAAGTCGAACACGTCGAGGATGATGTAGTTGATGATGTTGAACAAGTCGAACTCGACGTAGTTGATATCGTTGACAGTGTTGAACATGTTGAACATGTAGAACATGTAGAACTTGATGTCGTACTAAGTGTAGATAATGTCGAGCAAGTAGAGCAAGATGATGATGATGTAGACAGTGTTGAACACGTTGAACAGGTTGAGCAAGTCGAACAAGTAGAACATGTCGAGCAAGTCGAACATGACGATAACGTTGACAATGTCGAACATGTTGAAGAGCAAGAAGATGATGTTGTAGACTGCGTTGATACAGTCGATGCCGTTGAACAAGTCGAGCAAGATGATGTTGATGTTGACATCGTTGATTGTGTTGAACTCGATGTCGTTGTTATACTATGCGTTGACAATGTAGAACAGGTTGAAGAAGAAGAAGAGGTTGTTGATTCCGTAGACAGTGTTGAACAAGTCGAACAAGTCGAAGATGAAGAAGAAGTCGTTGACAGTGTCGATAATGTACTACAAGTCGAACACGTCGAGCATGATGTAGTCGATTCTGTAGACATCGTTGAACAAGTCGAACACGTTGAGCAGGTACTTGATGATGACGATGAACTTGTCGTTGACAGCGTCGATAGCGTACTGCAAGTCGAAGAGGATGATGAAGATGTTGTACTAATTGTAGATAGCGTTGATAGCGTACTACAAGTTGAGCAAGTCGAACAAGTTGAACAGCTCGAACACGTCGAACACGTAGATGAAGATGATGACGTTGTTGAACTGGTCGTTGATAACGTAGATGCCGTTGATAGTGTAGATGCTGTTGATAGTGTTGAACAAGTCGAACAAGTAGAACATGTCGAACAAGATGATGACGTACTTGATATCGTCGAGCTGGTTGTTGACAACGTTGACAGCGTTGAACAAGTAGATGACAACGTTGACGTACTTGCAGTCGAACACGTTGTCGATGTTGTTGTAGATGTCCATACCGTCGCGGACCCCGTAGGGCAGCCATACCAGAATTCTAATTCATCTATATCAACTGATCCACCATCTGAATAATAATCAAACAGCTTAATGTATAATCTATCTATGTGCTGTGCGCACTCTATGACATCTTTAGACCATGAATCAGTCCATATGCCATCTTTACCAGTATGTACAGATAAGACATTACCGACACGAGCAAGACATATTTGATCGTCGTCAGCACCTAATGTCCATCCATCAGAAGTAGATGATCCACAGTAACGACAGCTAACATCAAAAGTCCTGTCTTTACCGGTTACTTCCCCTTCGATCATATTATCGTCTTCATCTTCCGACTGCGCTCTGAAGTAAAATGTAGGTTTATAATAACCAGCGGTGACAAAATCAGAGAACTTCAATGTTATTTTAAAATCACCAGTAGGAAGTAGGTATTTGTATGCTATTGTTATAGCTGAACTAGGATGTGTTTCCGGGTCATGTGCTAGTGTTAATCGTAGTTTGTTCCCAATGATCGTCGCTGTCTCACTGCCATCTTCTTTGTCTGTTACTTGCCAAAGGTCGAATGTTGTAAAACCGTCATCGTAAGGGCATGTTGGGTAGGTTGATGTTGATGAGAGTGATGATTGAGTTGAGCAAGAAGATGATGAAGATGATGAAGATGATGAAATCGATATTGTCGAGCAGGTTGAAGATGAAGTTGACATTGTCGAGCAGGTTGAAGATGAAGTTGATATCGTTGAGCAGGATGAGGATGTCGATGCTGTTGACTCTGTGGTACTACAGCTCGATGTCGTTGATGATGTCGTTGTTGTTGTCCATTGTGTTAACGCTGGTGTATCACATCCTGGACAACCAGCATCAGTTGTCAGCCCATCTAATACTATAGTTCCACTATCTTGACCGGCAATACCTTGTAATTCAAAATCTTTATACTCACCTACACCGTGAACTAATGTCGTATACGCATCTGGTGTATCTACAGGGTTAGCTACATTTAACCAAGTGCTATTCTCTTCACTTAAAACACCAGCATCATTAGGTGCACTATCTTCATCCTCAGAGATCGTAGGAGTCCACCATACGGAAACGCAGTCATATATATCGTATGTTTCTCGTCTAATTCTAATCTCCCCCATACCAGCATCGGCACCCTCTAAGGGGCAGCCATACTCCGCGTAACTATCAAGTTCAAGCACCCCTAAATGGTATGTACGTACCCTACATCTCCAATATGACGGGTCTTCGTTAGTACCTGATCTATCTATATCTACAATTGTATAATTCGTGGGTATAAGAGGGTCTGACCATTTAATCCTTAACATACAACTACGGTAGGTGTAAGTGTCACTATTGTTAAAATCGGCACTATCAGATGTAATTGCGGCTATATCTACAATAAACTCTGTTGCATTCTCTGTACCTAGAACAGCATCTGTCACGTACTGATGTAGTATAGTGACTTCTGATGGAGATCCCGGAGGTTGGATACCGCTAGGAAGAGTTAATAAAAGACCGTCAGTTTCTCCGGCTGTAGCTGTGCCACCCCCGGACTGACTAATAACTTTCCAATGATCCATAGAAGACATGATATCGTCACCGGCATTACACCAGGCTAACCTGCCCGTACCAAGACATGTAACAAATCTAAGACGATCAACACTTACAGAACCGCCGCCTCGAAAAGTTGTATCTCCTATTAACCGTATTTCTTTAAGGTGTCTAGTTTCAAAATCCCGCGATCCTATTAATGTCCAACTGTTATCACTATAGAAGTACCCACCTATTAAATTACCAGACCTTTGAATTCTAAATAGCGAAGGTACTGTGGTTACTATTTTAGGAGCGGTATAGCTCGTTCGCTCACTATAGGGTACTAAACCAATTTGATACCATTCCATATCCACTGCGTATCGATGTTCCTTTGCACTCCAATCAAATATAGGATAACACCGTATTCGAGCATAACCCTTATAACCAGAGTAGTGGTAAATTGTGCGTGTATACTTTCGTTTTATAGTTCTATGATGAGTTACAGGGAACCAACCACCGCCACCAGGCTTTCTCCACCATGTTTTACTCTCATTACCAGTCCATCTAACATATGTTTCTTCAGTTGTCCATCTTCGGAACTTACCATCTACTTGAAAAGCAAAAGTTGGACCCGTACCTGAGTAAGGATCATCACATATAAAATCAGATACACGAACTTCAATACAGTAATTAGCTTCGTCTGAAGGTGTATATACATAAACAGCGTTACCTCTAGGGCTGAATGTTAGTTTATTACCGGCAAGTACAGCTCCATTACTTAGATTCCATTTATTAGCATCATCGAATGTTAAATCATCGTACTCACAGTCAAAATCTACTGTTGTCGTTGTAGTTGTCGTTGATATAGTCGTTGCGCTTGTCGTTGTTGTATAAACAACTGGATATCTTTGGCACAGTACAATTACTTCACTCACAAAAAAAGTCAATACCACATCACCAAAGTCATTATCCATCTTATTGAAATTAACAAGGAAGATCCCCTCGTTAAATGCTATCCTTAACTCCGAATACCTCTGCAAAAAGTATTTCAACTTCGTAATATCACTCTCACTGGCATCACTGATCCTAAACACCAAATCCCTATCACCCTGAGAGAACCCATGATCATCAATCACACTCCCAGTATCAAGTGTCGCACTTCTATTAACTCTCCTTGTCAATACCTCTAACTCAGAGTCACTGACATCGACGTTCAACATCAGTGGACTGTTGAGATCCATATTCAATGTTGTTATTATTAATTTCATTTGCATTATAATGATCCTGTCGTCGATGTTAGGTTAAGACCGCGGAGACCAATGAGGAATTCGCTGAATTCTTGATTGGCCCTGACTTGTAAGTTTTCAAGTATTTTCCACATAAAAGCTTCGAGTTCCGGTTCCAGCCCGTCGCCTTGAATCTTTATCATACTGTCGCCCTTCTTCATCATAGCTGTCCGGGCTTCTATTTGTTCTATTTGAGCATCAACCAGTTCCATTTGTTTATGAATTAACTGAGATTGCAGGGCCATTTGTTCATCAAGATATGCTTCTAATGTTGCTGTCTGTGCTCTTATTTCAGCTTTAAGTGCTTCTATCGCCCTAAGCTGCTTCTCCCCTGTTTCTCTTTGTATCTCCTCTACATCTTCGATGCCCATAGCTTCAAGTTCATCTAAAAACCCTGTAACTTTCTGTTCTAACTCATTGAGATATTTCATTGCCAGATCAAATTCTGCTTTACTGATCAACCCCATGTCGTAAAGTTCTCGAAGGCGCTCTTTAGCATCACCAATCTTACCCATCCATTCATCCCACTCTTTAGATGCATCGCCTATGACATCGGGTAAGTCACCAGCTAGATCATTGATTTCTTTTTGTGCTTCCCAAATCTCTTTTTTTAAGTCCAGGATCTTGCGCTCGAACTCTTCTCTGGCCGCTGCGCTGTCTTCCATGGTCTTATTAAGTATATCTTCTTCTCTTTTTAAATACTCTAATTCTCTCTCTAACTTCTTAATCTTAGCTTCATTTTCAGGGGAATAAGGTTGACTGTAGAGGTAGTCAAGTTCTCTCTCGACCTCTTTAATCTCGTTACGAATTCTCTCTAAATCTTTCTCTATCTGTTCGGTACTAATACCATCTTCAATGCGCTTTAAAGCCTTTTCGTACTGTGCTAACTCTCGTTCTAACTCATCCACACTATCTTCTTGATCATCTATGGCATCTGTTATCTCTTCCATCTTTTCGAGGTAATCATCTAACGCACTAATTGTTTCTTCTATTTCGCTTTTGAGATCTTCAAACGACTGTGCAGTCTCCTCCATTATCTGTATTTGCTCTTCTCCGAGATCAATAATTCTATCGTATAGCCCGACGAGGGAGCTAAACATGCCACCGACATTGTTACTGACAGCTGCTATTGAACTAGCTAGACTGTTTATTACAGCGATGGCTTTATTAGCTTCCGCTTCTATCGAGGCAACCATTGCACTAGCGGCGGCTTCGATCTCTGCAACATTGATCGTTGCTTCTAATTTGAGCTTTTCGTTAGCGTGCTTGGCTAAGGCATCGATGCGTTTTGTCACAGCTTCAAAAGACTTCTCATCTACTTTAACTTTCACTTCAACCTCTTCTGGAGTCTCACCTATTTTTACATGAAGTCCGTCAAACGATGCTATAGCCTCTTCAACACCATCTACTTCTACATCTATTTTTACATTTTTAGGCGTAGCATCTAATTTCTCTTGAAGTGTTTCTATGTCCTTTAACGCCTTGGTAATCCCATCTAAAACAAACTTCACATTATGAGCAGAAGGAGCTTCATCTAAAAGCTTAACCATACTATTCAACTTCTCTCTAAAAGCCTTTACTTCAGTCAGCCTCGCTTCTACTTCCTTAGTAGGTTCAACTTCTTCTAATTCATATTGAATCTTATCTAATGCATCATAAAAAACATCTATGCCATCTAAAAGTATCTTAACGCTCTTCTCTGTAGGTATGCCTTCATTTATAGCTTTATTAGCAGAAGTAACTACTCGATCCAAAGTATGTGTATCGATCTCAAACGTTAAATCTATAGATGTATTCATAGCAGCTCTTCTGGCATTCCATATAGCATCTACTTTATTCCAATCAGCTTCAGGTTCCAATTCAGTGGTAACAACAATCACTTTCCCATCTGGAAGTTCTTTAATCGTTATACCGTACTCTATAAGTTCTTCGTTTAATTCTGGAATAGGGGTCTTAGTTTTAATATCAATCTCTGCTAATTGTGGTAAATCGTTGATTTCAGAAGCTAGTTCTTCTATTGTAAGGCTATATTCTTCACCCTCTTTAATAAGAGTACCGAAGCTTTTTTCTGTCTCTTCGTTAGCTTTACGTTGCTCCTCTAAAGCTTTTGTGTACTCTCCCTTATTACCTACAAATGTTTCAGTGAATTTCTTTTCAGCTTCTTCTAGTTTTTTTAATGATTCTCTATGTCTTAAAGTCCACTCGTATGTTCTTTTACTACTATCATCTAACCCAAGTGTAAGGTTGTATAATCTACCCTCAATATAAGATAGTACTGAGTCCCATGCTTCTTGTTTTTTAAGAAGGTGTATCTTTTCTTCTGCTTGTTTTTTAGCTATCTTATCTGCAACAAGAACAGCTCTATCTTGAAAGGTCTCAACATCATTACCCATAGCCCTGTAAACGCCGTACCAGATGAATCCCATCTTCTTTATCATCTGGACATGGCCTAGTATATTACCGAAGGATGTAGCTACTTCGCCTTCAACTTCAGCTAATATAGGTATCGTTTCTAATAGTTTATTTGTAAGATCTGTCCAGGGTTTTATCATGCCATTAGTAATATTAACTAATAATGTCATAGCATTAACAAGGACTTGTACCTTCTCTGCTAGATCCTCAGCATTCTCAATTTTAGCTGTATCGAATACTTTACTTAACGTACTCGCTACATTATCCCAGGAATCTAATAAAGGCCCAACATCTACTCCCTTTAACGCTTCGGGGATAGCAGTAGCTATACCTTGTAGATACTTCTTAATCTCGTCGCCGTATTTCAATAGCCTGTCCGCTATATCTTTTAGTACGCCTTCATTGACTGTATCGGTCAGTGCTGTTTCTATTTCATGCAAACCTTGTAGTATTAGACTTAGTACAGGGAGAAACTCATCACCCATCGCTGCTTTTAATTCTATCCAACCAGTCTCCATCTTCTCTAATTGAAACTTAGTTGCTTTCATTACTTCGACGAGTTGCTTCTCTGCATATTGCCTATCACTTAATGCTTTTATGCCTATCTTGATTACCTTGTCGTAATCAGTAAAGATGTCAACCATTTTTTGTGCTTGACGATTACCAACTAACCAAGCAGAGATTTGGACTTGTTCAGCTTCAGTAAATTTACCCATGGCAGCGGCAATTTCACCAAGCATAGTCTTGCCGTCCTTCAACATACCATTGGCGTCTTTACCAGAGATCTTTAATTTATCGTAGGCTTTTTGGACTTGAGCAGAACCAGTAGCTAGTCGTGTAAAGCCTGTCTTTAATGCTGTTGCAGCTTCTTCACCTGACTGAAATACCTCGATAACCTTCGTTGCCAGCCCTGCGGTCTCTGCCATAGAGAAGCCAACTTTAGATGCAATAGGAGCAAGTTCTCCCATACCAATGGCAAGCTTCTCTACGTTAGTTGCATAAGTATTTGATGTGATTGATAATATATCGACAATCTCATTAGCCTTATCAGCTTCAGCGCCAAAGCCCTTAAGGATCTTGACCAATGACTCTGTCGCTGTATGCATGTCAACAAAACCGACACGTACAAGAGTTAATGCTTCTCGGGTAAGATCTAATGATTCTTTAGCATCAAAATTAGCACGTTTAAATTCAATAACAGATTGAATAACATCTTCAAGTGCCACACCAAATTCACGAGACAACTCACGACTTGCTTCAACCAAGTCATCAAACTGCTCAGTCTGCTCACCTAGTAGACGTTTTAAATCTATTAAAACAGACTCAAGATCCATTGATGCATCTAAAACATCAGAACCTAAAGTCCGTGCGTAACCGGCGATTACTTTATCTACTTCTATAATAGCATCGCCTAATTGTGCTAAGGGATCAAGAAGAGCATTTACTGTTTTCTCCAACAGTTCTAACGCTTGGTTGATACCAGTGAGTTTCATAGACATCTGATCTTTGGCACTAAATAAAATCTCTACTGTACGTGCTATATTAGCCATAATGTCATCCTATATTCATATTCACATTCATATTCTTCTTACCCTTCTTACCTTTCTGATCAATATATCTACCCCATAAGATAATTTCTGTCGTCGTCAAATACCCCTCTGGAAACAAGTCCGGGCGAACTTTAAACATCGGCATGTTCCATTTCCAAGCCAGCCCTAAGCACGCTTTGACTTCGGGGTCGTCCCAGAGGGCTTGGATTTTCCCGGCAACATGCCCTGCCCGGTTAATCTACTAATAACATTAGTGACAGAATAAAACTCAATAGGCCAGACACGGCAGAACTTCACAGCCATGTCCATGGTGAATTTCGGTTCTACCGATCCGATAACCATCATTTCTAATCTCTTAGCAATCTCGTTAGGTGTTTTATCTGTAACACCGATTGCCTCTTGAACGGACGCTAACAGCTCAGTTGATTGAGAAGACAACAGTCCGTCTACTAATTTAGATATGTTTTTGTTTTTACTGAGCGCTTCGTGAACCTGTGCAAGCTCCGGACCCTCTAACCCACGAACTTTAATAAACGGCTTTTCCCCTTTGGGGAAGAACTCGTGGAGATCTTTAACCTCCACAAGCTCCTCTCTAGGGGTAAAAGTCGCGCCTTGAAATTTCTTTAAATCAAAAGGCATGACTTATTCACTCCTTATTATGCATCTACATTAACAGCGGCTTCAGCAGCCGAAATTGTACATGCAGCGGTGATTGAATCATCAGCGGGGTAAGAAGGAACAACCCCGAGTTTACCTTGAGTAAGAACATACGGTGTTTTATAGCGATCCGGATAGAATTTAAACCAGAGGATTTCATCTTTGAGTCGCATTAAAGCGTCATTAACACCGTTGGATAAAAACGCTGTAAATGATCCTTGGTTTAATGAGGACGAACGAGATCCAATAGTTCCGCTATAGACTTGTTTAGACGAAACGCTATGGGCATTGGTAGGTGGCACAAAGTCAGATACAGGTCGGTTTTCAGCAAAAGCTGGTTCAGCGTAAGAAGCATATACGGCCTTAGCAACTGGCCCGACGTGATCAGCAGTAATAGCAGACAAGAGCTTGACACAGCCACCGGGAATATCACCGGCCTGGTCTCTACCGTTATGAACTTCCCATAACGGGTAATCATATCGCTCTTGACTTACGCCGGGTACTTGAAAGATCTCAGATTCAAGAACAGCACCAACAGCTTCAGAGGTGTATTTAACTTGTGCGACTTCAATAACACCAACAGTGAGCAGCGGTGGACCACCAGCAGCGCCACGAGTCGTTGATAATGCAGCACCTTTAGTTCCTTGTAGAACGTCATAAGCACCAGCAGCAGTAACGATAATTGATGTGATGATACATTTATTGGCAGCATCAGCGGTTCTCGCACAGACTAATGATGTTACACCAGACACAGCAACTACAGAAGTAGAAACACCGACTAGATAACATGTACCTGCGCTGACATCGACTTCATCATTATCCGGACCCGATGCTTCAGGTATAACGATACCACCGGAGATCATTCCGTCCGGGCGAACAACTGGTGAATAACCAGATCGCTCGGACCACAGAGTTACAGCAGACGTAAAGAGTTGATGGTCTCCGGAATCCGTCAACGCTGTCATTGCTGTAACTGCTTGTGAAGCTTCGTAATATAATGCTCCATTTTCAGCAGTATTAGCTAACATCTTAATACCTCCTATTTAAGGTTGAAGATACGGGTTATCATTCATTGTCATATAAGTAAAAGAGAACGTTGCAGTTACAGCAATCGCCGTTTCACCTACTTCAGGATAACCCTCTATCCCACCTGTGACATAATCTACAGTTGTTACATAGCCGCCGAAGCGGTCTTCTACGACTATTGTTTGGCCCTTTGCTACTACTACACCGGAAGAGTTAAGAAGGTTCTCATTATGTAGTAGGAACCCACGCATATCGCGGACTCTGAATGTACCACCGGCGTTACCAAGGGCCCAGGAACCAGTGGTATGGTTGATTCTCATTATTCTTACTGTCGCCCCTGATGTCTGACCCCTGAGTAAGTCACCTTGACTTGGCTCGTTCTGACCGAGGACGAAGGGGATTCGGAATGTCAATCCAAGGATATTGTGCTTTATATCAGCCAAGAGAGGTTCCGCTACGGGTGAGGGATTCTCTGATGACGGATTGAATGCACTGAAACCGAGGATTGTAACTTGCATTGGATTTGATCTTACACCGAGTTGGTGATTGATGTCTTCAGTACCGGGTAAGATTGATATTGCATTGAGATCGTTTTTACCCCAGAAGCGGTAGCCGATACCGACGTTGGCAATGTCGTTACGGTAGCCGTTGGCCAGGGAGATTTCATCTACTTTTGTTTTTATTGCCGCGATAACGAGTTCGCGGATCGTAATGTCATATGCAGGAGGAGAGGTGGTTGTTGTTGTATGAGTAGATGAGGTCGATGTGGATGTCGATGACATTGAAGTAGAACAGGTAGAAGATGTAGAAGATGTTGAGAGCGTTGACAGCGTAGATTGAGTAGAGCACGTAGATGAGGATGTTGATAGTGTTGAAAGTGTAGAGCAAGTAGAACAAGTTGATGAAGATGAAGATGAAGAAGTTGATTGAGTTGATTGTGTTGATAGCGTTGAACACGTCGAGCAAGTTGATGTAGTCGAACAGGACCAAGTAGACCCAGTTGTGTGTGTTGTGGATGAGGTTGTAACTATTGATAGCGTTGAACATGTGGAGGATGATGTAGAAGAGCAGGACCAAGTGGTCATTGTCGTGTAAGTTGATGATGAAGAACAAGTAGAACATGACGTTGTTGATGCTGTTGATTGAGTTGAGCATGTAGATGAAGAGGATGTTGACAATGTTGAAAGTGTAGAACAAGTTGATGAGGATGAGGTTGATACTCCTGTTACTGTTGATAATGTAGAGCATGTGGATGAAGAAGAGGAGGTTGTTGATTCTGTGCTGAGAGTTGAGCATGTAGATGAAGATGAAGTTGAAGATGACGATGTCGTCGATGCGGTTGAGAGAGTCGAGCGTGTAGATGATGATGAAGAAGATGATGTTGAGAGTGTTGATAAGGTCGAACGCGTACTGCTACTTGATGATGTCGTTGACAGTGTAGATGATGATGTCGTTGATTCTGTACTGAGAGTTGAACACGATGAGGATGAAGTTGATGAAGTTGATGATGTTGATAGTGTCGATAATGTAGAGCAAGTAGAGCATGTGGATGAGGATGAAGATGACGTTGTAGATTGAGTAGATTGAGTAGATTGTGTACTAAGAGTTGAGCATGTTGAACATGTTGATGTTGTGCTTCCTGACGCCGTTGATTGAGTGGAACATGTAGATGAAGAGGAAGAGGTTGTTGATTCTGTACTGAGAGTGGAACATGTAGATGAAGAGGAAGAGGTTGTTGATTCTGTACTGAGAGTGGAACATGTGGATGAGGATGAGGATGATGTTGTAGATTGTGTTGAAGCTGTTGATAATGTCGAGCAAGTAGAACATGTAGATGAGGATGAAGTAGACGTTGTCGATAATGTTGATGCCGTTGAGAGCGTCGAACATGTGGATGAAGATGAAGAGGTTGTTGATTCCGTACTAAGAGTGGAGCATGTAGATGAGGAAGACGTTGATAATGTTGAAAGTGTTGAAAGTGTAGAGCAAGTAGAACATGTGGATGAGGATGAAGATGATGTTGTAGACTGTGTCGATGCTGTTGAGAGCGTAGAACAAGTTGAACAAGTGGATGATGAAGAGGAGGAGGAAGTAGAAGATGTTGAGAGTGTTGATAAGGTCGAACACGTACTACTACTGGATGATGTAGTTGATAGTGTCGATGCCGTTGACTGTGTAGACGCCGTCGAACAGGAAGTCGATGACGACGTTGTTAATTCCGTCGATGTCGTACTAAGAGTTGAACAAGATGAGGATGACGTTGAAGCTGTCGAAGCTGTCGAAGCTGTCGATGCTGTACTTAGTGTCGAGCATGTCGAACATGTAGATGAAGTAGAACATGTCGAACAGGTTGAAGAAGAAGTCGAGACTGTTGACAGTGTTGAGCACGTAGATGAGGAAGTTGATTGAGTTGACAATGTAGAGCATGTTGATGAAGAGGAAGTCGATGTTGTCGACAGTGTCGATTCTGTGCTAAAGGTCGAACAGGTTGAACAAGTTGAAGATGATGTTGTTGAAGATGTTGATAATGTCGATGCTGTACTAAGAGTCGAACAGGTCGAACACGATGTTGTTGTACTTGTCGTTGTGCTTGTCGTTGTCCAACCATTAGGATCAGGGCATATGCCTAAGTTCCAATGAAGATTATCCCAATCAACAGAACCGCCAACATTTTCATGTTCATGTATAGCACAATTAACATAAACAAGCTCCGCAGCCCAGGCTCCCATATCACGGGAAGTCATCGCTACCCAACCGGAACCTGCGTCATAGAAACCTTGAAGAACTGTACCGACTCGTTTAACTCTTAGCTTACAACCTGTTATATCAGCTACGTCATCGTCTCTATCTATTTCTACTTCTCCGCCGCCGTTCTCTTGGTACTCTGCAACGAAATCCTCCGCACTACCTGCGGCTTCAATCTCAATACCTACGTGGTAATAATTATCATGAGTTTTATCAGCAATACAAAATATCGCATGGAGTTCTTTATTATCTGTTAATATCCAATCCGCTACATCAATCTGAACATCGAAATCGCCAGCGAGAATTTGATGGCCGAATGCAACTCTTATATTTCTATTGGCACCATTATCTATTGTCAGTCTCATCTGACCGCCGACTGTTGAAACCGTGCCACCGTAATTCTCTACTATCATCCAATGCGTGAGGTTATCAAAATCATCATCTAATTCACATACAGGATAAGTTGAAGTTGTTGTTGAAGTTGATGATGACGTTGTTGATGCCGTGCTGTATGTGGAGAGTGTTGAACAAGATGAAGATGTCGATGAGCAAGAAGACGATGTTGATAGTGTTGATAGCGTAGAACAAGTAGAGGATGAAGAAGATGATGTGGAAGATGATGTCGTAACATCAGTAGATAGTGTTGAACAAGTCGAGCATGACGATGATGTAGATAATGAAGAGGATGTTGTTGACGCCGTTGATAACGTTGAGCAGGTAGAAGAAGTAGAAGAGGAGGAGGATGTCGTTGTCGATATCGTACTGTGAGTGGAGAGTGTTGAACAGGTAGATGATGAGGATGAGGAAGAAGATGTAGAAGTCGATGTTGTTGATAAAGTCGATGCCGTACTAAGAGTTGAGCAAGTTGAGCAGGTAGATGATGAGGAGGAGGATGTTGTAGACTGCGTTGACGCTGTAGTTGATTGCGTGCTAAGAGTCGAGCAAGTTGAACAAGTAGATGATGAAGAAGAAGATGTTGAATATGTACTGAGAGTCGAACAGGTTGAGCATGTAGTCGAAGACGTTGATGATGTAGTTGACAGTGTCGAAGCCGTCGATAACGTACTACACGTAGATGATGTCGAACACGTAGATGAAGACGTTGTCGATAGCGTCGAAGCTGTTGATAATGTAGAACATGATGAAGATGAAGTAGATGCTGTTGAATACGTTGATGATGTAGTTGATATTGTACTGAGAGTCGAGCAAGTTGAGCATGTGGATGAAGATGATGAAGATGTAGTTGATATTGTACTGAGAGTCGAGCAAGTTGAGCATGTGGATGAAGATGAAGAGGATGTCGATGCCGTTGATAACGTCGAACAAGTTGAACACGTTGTAGACGAAGAAGTCGATGCCGTTGATAGTGTCGATACCGTTGACAGTGTTGAACACGATGAGGAGGAAGTTGAAGATGAAGTCGATGTCGTTGATAGTGTCGATTCTGTACTGAGAGTCGAACACGTACTGCAAGTAGTTGAAGAAGAAGATGTCGTCGTACTTAATGTAGGTGCCGTGCTAAGAGTCGAGCAAGTAGAACACGTGGAAGAAGACGAAGAGGACGTTGTAGATTGAGTTGATAACGTTGACAAAGTCGAACATGTAGAACAGGTAGTTGAAGATGATGACGCTGTTGTTGATAAAGTCGAAGCTGTTGATAATGTCGAGCAAGTCGAGCAAGTTGTAGATAATGATGATGTTGTTGTTGATAGTGTCGAAGCTGTTGATAATGTCGAGCACGATGAAGATGAAGTCGAAGCTGTCGATGCTGTGCTAAGAGTCGAGCATGATGAAGATGAAGTTGAAGTAGAAGTCGATGTCGTTGACAGTGTTGATGCCGTACTGAGAGTCGAGCATGATGAAGAAGTAGAAGAAGAAGTTGTGCTTGTTGTTGAAGCTGTCGAAGCTGTTGATAATGTAGAACAAGTAGATGATGAGGAAGTGGAAGTTGATGTTGTTGTTGAAAGAGTCGAAGCGGTCGATAACGTTGAACACGTCGAACAAGTGGAAGTAGAAGTCGATGTTGTCGTTGAGAGAGTTGAGGCCGTTGACAGTGTACTACAAGACGATGATGAAGTTGAAGAAGTCGATGCCGTTGTATGTGTTGTTGATGCTGTTGATAGAGTAGAACAGGTAGATGATGATGATGTTGTTTCTGTTGATGTTGTTGTTATGTCTGTTGATAAAGTAGAACATGAAGAGGATGTTGATGATATAGAGGTTGATGTCGATGATATCGTTGATATCGTTGATATCGAGGATGTCGTTGTCGTAGAAGTCGATGTCGTACTATAGCTCCCCTCCAACACACCTATCTCGGTCATATTCAACGCTCGGTTATAAATATGTAATTCATCTATAACTTTATGGCCATACGCACCAATCATTACTTTTTCAGCGTTATCAACATCATAATCTGCTTGCGTGAATGCATCAGAAGTACCGACAAGAACTTTATCTATATAAAGCTTTAATGTTGTTGTATCTCTTACAGCAACGATATGGTGGGTACCAGCAGTGAGCGCATAGTTATATTGCACGCCTATCCCAGATTTCCACTCTACTAAATTACCACCAGTGGCACTGGTACCTCCGTAGAGTTTACCGTTAAAAACAGCAAGAGCGTTGACAGCAGACTCATCGTCGTGTTTAGGGGCTTTTTCTACCCAGGCGTTTGTTCCGTTCCACTCTAAAAGGTTACCATTAACGTTGATGGTACTTCCGTAGAGTTTACCGTTAAAAACAGCAAGAGAGAGGATATACTGCTCATCGTCATGTTTAGGGGCTCTTTCTACCCAGGCGTTTGTTCCGTTCCACTCTACTAAATTACTATTAGGGTAGGTACCTCCGTAGAGTTTACCGTTAAAAACAGCAAGAGCGCGAATATTAGACTCACTGTCATGTTTAGGGGCTTTTTCTACCCAGGCGTTTGTTCCGTTCCACTCTAAAAGGTTACTATTAGGGTTGGTACCTCCGTAGAGTTTACCGTTAAAAACAGCAAGAGCGCGAATATAAGTCTCATCGTCGTGTTTAGGGGCTTTTTCTACCCAAGCGCTATCTTGGTGAGCATCATTAATACCAAAGAAAATATTACGAGTATTACTTTCATTACCTACTACTGTTAAATTAAATCCAGTATTATTCGCTGCATCATATTTAGTAACAAGATCACCAATCTGATAAGTATCTGCGTCACCGGCAACCTTCAACCACAACGAAATACTAAAAGGATCATCACTGAAATCCAATGTATTTGCATCTGCTACTTCTATCCAATCACCTTGATAGAACCTCCGTGCTTCACCCAATATCCCCGGAACAGAGTCCGGGTAAGTAGACGCTGTCGATCCATCTCCTAACTGACCATCGTTTTCGCTAGGAGATAAATCATCAACAACAACACCAGTAATGTCATCGTCGTCCATTGTAAAATATAAATAAGTGGTGGTTGTTGGCACTTGTTACCCTCTCTTACGTCTCTTTAATCCCTTGCGTCTGGATTTCTTATCCACTACGTAGTGGATCGCACTTCTGATTAACTCTGCCTCTGTATTACCAATGTTAAATCCTTCTGCATTAGCTTTCTCTTTAATCTCTTTCACAGGCTTTACTTTCTTCCCGGTCGGTGTATCTTGATACTTATCAAACACTTCTCTACCAATCGGGTATAGCTTTCTGATGATTCTAAATACTAACCACCCAATCTGCAATACTGTTGGTGATATCATTTCTTTTTTCCCTCCGCTTGGCTGTTCATTTTAGTTATAAAATAATCTATTTCGTGAGCTAAATTCTTATCTAATCTCTCTCCTGCTTTCTTCATAATAATCTCGTCAAGCATCGGAGTATTCGAGTAAAAATCACTAATTCTGGCCCCGTAGAGTTCTCTTATTCTCGCCCTGCCTGATCGCCCTTTTTTGTATGCTTGTTTTCCTCTCGGAGTAATTGCGTTTGATTCTTTTACACGAGTAAATAATCCGATGTGACCGGACTTAAGCTTAGGAATAAACACACCTTTCATCTTCTTTTTCTTGCGCTCTTTTAATACCTGAACAAATATTGATTTAGCATGAGCTCTCGCACTGCCACGTTGATTAGAATAGTGGATTAGTTGGAGATTCTTACTCGTACAGGACAGTTTTCCACCTAAATCATCAGGAGTTGATTTCTCCACACTCCATACACGATTCTTCTCTGACGCTTTATGCCCAGGTGAATGTGGGCCTTTCTTTAATATTCCTTTTTGTAAGTTGATATATTTTGCCATTTCATCAACAGAGTCTTTAATCAAACCACCAGTGCCCCTGGCCGTTGCACTGCCTGTCATGGTTTTATTAATCGCCCAGGCTAAAGGCTTGCGTGCTTTTTTACCAAACTTCTCCACTAAACCCCGCACAGCGTTTAATTGCTCTGAGTTAATCTCTATACTTAATGATTTAACAACTGGCATTTATACCACCGATACCCACATTGACGCGCCATCATCACCTAATTCTCCTTGAACAGTGAGAACCTCTGATGTCGCTGTGATTGTTATTGTATCTCCTCGTTCCGGTCTATCCGGCGCGATGTCTTCATTTAACAATTCTGCTATCTTCATTTCCACTGCTACTGTCGCTTGCATGTCTTCAGGTAAGAATTCCACTTTGACATCCGGGTCTATATATAAAGAAATAGGAGCACCGCCAGCAAGCTTTTGATAGCTAGCGGCCACTCCTATTCGTTCTATAATATCTCTAGCTGCGTTAACAAACGCTGAGTTAATTGCCATCGAATATTGGTGCTCCCCATTGATCACGTATTGAGTTATCTGTTTGATCCAAGATCATGCGTTTCTCAGGTTCAAGTAAGTAAATTGGAGTCAAGAATATTTTCTCCAGAATTACCTCCCTCAGTGGCAGGTGTGTCTCACTTCCTTTTACGCCTTGGCCCTGAATCATGATATAACTCCACTGACAATATCAACAGTATATGTATTTACAGCGGTAAAAGCCGTCGGAGTAACACGTATGTTGGAAGCAAAACCTGAAAACTGATAAAGGTAAGGTCCGTTGACCATGTCGATTGTATGTGTGAGATCGACATAATCCTCTGCTTCCGGGGTTTTGACTCCAACAGTGAGTGTTCCGGCAGACGGTAACGATGAATCTCCTGCGATAGTAAGGACGTTGAGCTGAGTTCCCCAGTCGAGGTTCTCAGCTACAAACGTTCCTACTTGATCGTAAAGAATCAATGTACCAGCGGCAGTGCCAGCTTCCCACGAACCGGTGCCAACGGTCACGACGCCTAATCTGGCTGTGGCTCCCGATATGGCTCCAGTAAGAGTAATACCAGCGACAAGCTCACTTGTACCGCCTGATGTAAATACTAAGTACCTACCAATCGATAGCTGTAATTGGTGCAATAACGAGGCTTCATGGATAGTCAAACTTACAGCCTGAACACCATCAGCTTGTGTCTTATTGCTAATTGCAGCATGATTGATTAGATTCATAAGTTAATCCTCTTCAGATTAAGTCTGGCAATATACCTTAACTATCAATTCAGGTCTCATTACCATGTGCATTGGATTAGTCTCGAACCAAAGGTCGATACCAGACTCATCGTCTCTCATCCGTTGCCATACATAATTCTCTTGGCCTGGCTTATTGATTGTGCTGAATCGGTTAGCAGGAGCATAATAACTTCTAAACATCTGACTGGTACCTGTTGGGTAACAGTAACCATACTTAGAAGGAATAAACTTCCTTGCCACACCGTCTCTGTCATCGGCAGTTCCTTCATACTCTTCAAATACGATGCCGCAGAATTCAAATCTGTTTCTCATATCTGATCGGTAGAATTCACCCTCTCTCCACCTATCCCAGGCAGTCTTCATTTCACCATATTGAGTAATACCGTCGAAGAAATCTTTGTCAACGTAACAGTGATAACCGTTCATGGTCTCACCTTTAAGATGAGTTTCCATATAACGTTTAAGTTCTAATACAGGTTTCCGAGGATCTTCAGTACCAGAGACAGTAAATGTCACGGTCTTCTGCTTCATCAAGAACTCTTCATACCAGTTAAAGAGCACAGTAGCACCGTCAGAATCTAACACAGACCCGTTCAATGCAGTAATTCTCTGATACTCTTTGGTAATCGCGAACTTGTCTTTAGCAGACTGAAGATGTTCTGCCATGATCTCACTTAGAGCGACCAGTCGGTCTTCTGTACCGAAAGCTCTAATACCTTCAAGTTCTTGAGGGAGAATAACATCATGAGCAGGGATATGAGGAATGACCAAAGATCGGACATTTCTCAAACCACGGTTAAGTTCACTACCAGGGGCTCCAACAGGTTTAGTTGGTAACAGGTTTAATACACCGTCCTTCATTTCAACTAAGATAGTCCGGCTGTTACTTCCCTTCTCCTTGAAGATCCCTGATTGATTGATCCTACCGTAGTTATTGGGTAAGATAGTCATTGCTTCCGCCAGATTTACTAAGGTGAAAGCATCTTGATTAAAGGGATTGAATAACATTAGAATTTCACCTCCTTATGCGTAGTCTCTAACTATAATTCCTAAAGCAGCGAGTTCTACAATCGCTGCGGCTTTTTGTGCAGCAGTAGCACCAGTAGGCCATACAAGGCGAGTGCTAACAACTCTTGCATGACGGACAACAGCAACACCGGCAAGATCAGAAGCGGCGACTGCGGTGGAATTTCCACCAGCGTTATTTGTAGCGACATTGGAATTACCACCGACGCTAAAAGTTTCACCAGTTGTAAATGTCCCTGACTGTTCTTGTAATGTAAACGTACCAGCAGCATCACCGCCCGCCCAGGTTCCAGTTGATAAGCCACAAGCTACAACAACAGCAGTAGCAGCGGAAGTATCACCAGTAATCGTGTCACCAGGCATAACTTCGTAAGTACCACCGGAGTTATATGCAAGTGTTCTGGTTCCAGGAGCAGAGGCATCATAAGCAGCCCAAGATAATCCCATTGCATGTGCAGTTCCGTCAACACCGGAGAAGTTAATCTCTCTGACTTGAAGACCACCAGCGGGGACAGTAACAGTAAATAAATCTTCCAACTCAAAGTCAGTCGAACCATCATTGACTGTGAGATTAATTTGATCATGAGCAAAAGCGGTACCAGTGGTTGCTATGCCAATTAAAACACCGTCAGGATCTCTAATTTCAAAATCACCTAAATTGGTGACTTTCTTTACGCACCGGGCTTGATAAACACCAACTTTAACATCCACACCAGCAGTAACAGCGGTACAGGTACCATTACCTGTATTTCCTACATCAGCAGTACCTGTCGTAGGGCATGTACCAGCGGAGACTCTACCTAATACCTCACCAACAAGAAGTTCTTGACCGGCAAGTACAGTAACTTCATCTCGGGACATTTTATCTAACTCTTCATACCGAAGAACATCACCGAGACCATAACCTTCACGTAAAATGCTAGGCATTTAATTCACCTCCCTTATATACCACGTTTTTGCCAAGACAATTTAGCAGCCTCAGCTCGTTTCTTACAGAGTTCAATTAAAGGATTCGGGCCATCACCGGGCTCTTTGACCTTGGTATCCATTGTATTCTGGACTTTAGACTTCTCTGCAAGAGCACTGAGAATCGCAGTACCGACAACATCGATTCCTTTACCTTCTTTAATAAAACCTTCCGCGAGTTCCGAAACGTTATGAGTCTCACAGAGCGTTATAATCTCTGCAATTCTCTCACGTTCTTTCTCAACTTCAGCTTGAAGCTGATCCGGAACTTCCTTTCCCTTAGCATTGAGCGCTTCGATTGCCGCGTCTTTCTCGTCAATCCCCGCACTCAACTGACCGATCTTTGTTTCCAATTCCGCTATGCGTTGAGCATCGGCTTGACTCTGCGCATTCTGATTAGTAATAGGCATGTTATTACCTCCTTGGTATTGTAAATGGTTGATTACTTCCGTATAACTAGCTATCTGAGAAGCAAATCCAACTGCGACTGCTTTCTCGCCGATATAATCACCAGCTTCGGTGTCTTTGATAGCTTGCTGAGATACTCCAAGATTACGAGCGACAGTTGCAGTAAAAAGCTCGTATGTGTCATTAACTCGTTCTTGAAGTGCTTCACGATCCTCTTTGCTAAATGGCTCGTGAGGATTTCCTTCATTCTTTTTAGCACCGGCATAGACCGCTGTGTATTTGAGGCCTGCTTTTTCATCGGCTTTTGATTGGTCCTTGTGCATTGCAATAACACCGACAGATCCAACCATGCCTGTTCGAGGGATATAGATATTACCAACGGCAGAGGCGAGGCCAAATGCAGCAGACATGGCCATTTCATTGACAATCGCAGCCATAGGTTTGATGCCGCGTGATTCGTATATTTCATCTATGAAATCAAATAGACCGGAGACTTCTCCTCCAGGAGATCTAAACGACCATAGGATTGATTCATATTGTGAGCTTTGTAATGCTGCTTGATACATTGATCTGATTTCTGAGTAGGATTGAATACCGGATAGGGCGTCGGCAAATCCACCTTGATGAACTAAAGTACCGTGAACAGGTATAACAGCGATGTTGTCGATTTGCTCAGGTATGTAGTCATTGACATTAGTCGTATACCCGTCTATAGTCTCAGCACTGATCTCTATTCGTTCATTTAACGCAACGATGATTTCCCTTATACGATCATGAGTGACCAATAAAGGTGTGTTGAATATCCTCGCTGCTATATGAGGTAGTTTATGTAGTGACATATTAATCAGCTCCTTTACTATTTCTTTGGATACTTATGTACCTTACTTTGGTCCATAGAAACAGCGAATACATCAGCGAAGGTTTCATAAGTAATACCTTTCAATATCGGTTTTAATTTCTTATATAAATACTCACTATCTCTTGTGAGTAGGGGAAATTGCATAAACGTTACGGGAATCATTTCCGCAGATGCGTTAAGTAATAAACCGTATAACCTGCGCATTAGAACAGCCTCTTGAACTCCAGGCTTAAATGAATTCGTACCAATTAAACGACCTCTATCTTTAAACACTCGCCTTGCACTCCGTGCGGCTTGTTTTATATCTCTGATAGGAACGAATAGATGATCAACGTTTATTTTGTATCGTTTCAAACATCTGGAGATAGTCACGCAGAAGTGAGGAGATTTTATAATATACGGCGCGTTTGGAGATAGTCTATAAGTGCTGAATTCAAGAGATTGAAACTCCATACGCTTGCCTTTATACGTACTTGATACTTCGATGTCTTTAACAGTGAAACCTGTGTCTAATCCAAGGCGAGTCAAGAGTTCTATTATTGACCTTGTACCACAGCGGCCTGTGCCTGAGATTATAACGTGATTGCGCATTACGGTTTACCTTTCGGCTTTGGTTTGGGTTTTGGTTTTTCCTTTGCCTTCTCTTTAGGATCTGGCTTCATCGGTACCCCACCACCCATACCAGGCTGTACTATCGGATCATCCGGTTTATTAACATCGGTATCGAACTTTAACTCCAAATCTTTCGTCCGATCATTCTCTTCTTTAATCTCTTTATCAAGTTCTTGAATGTCACGATTAGATGTGGATTCAACAACCATCTCACGAGATTTAAACCCACTGCGAACCTCAAGGACGTTTGTTTCAACATCTTCTTTAGGATTCACATAAGCCCAGGCGTCTGCATTCCAGAATGCATTGATATAAGATGCGCGATTTTTATTGTAATCAGGGATGTTTATTGCTCTGGATAATACTGCAATGTCAAGCCACTTTGCTGCTAACGGACGGCAAAATTGATGTACTATTATGTTGTTTTGAAACGCCTCACACCGACGACGGAATTCAATAAGCCCTGCGCGAATAGAAGAGAAATTGACATTAGTAAGATCACCAGTTAGTTGCTCGTATGTAACTTCCATACCCATGGCGATTTCACGTAATTGTTGTTGCAACCAGACTTGATAATTAGCACCGACATCGGCGGGTTGAGCGAACTTAATGTCATTAGCTCCAGACCTGAGATACGTAACAAGCCCAGGTTCAAGTGAAGCTAACGTCACTGTGCTACCGTCACTGTCAACTACATCTTCATTCTCTCCAGGCATAGCAGAGAGATCCGCATCGCCTGAATCTGAAATCACAAACGCACTGAACATCGCAGCGACTTTCTTCCTTGTTAATTCGGCATCTTCATACTCATCTAATTGTCGGAGTCTTGTGATGAGAGTTGAGAAACGAGTTATGCCCCGGATCTGACCGGGGCGAAGAGGAACGAATATATGCATCATATCTTCTACGGGGATTCTAATTATGTCAGAGGCGAATGAAAATGCAGAAGTTACTATTGTATCTCCTGGATGTTCTTTATAGACATGATAAGCTTTCCGAACGTTGTTATTGTCAAACTCAATACCCATACGTATTGTACGGTTACGAGATATGTATTCAACTGTGCACTGTTTAAACATATCAGGCTCCATTAAACGAACCTTGAATGGCACAGGATTGTTTTTGTCTTTCTTCACCACCAACATATGAGCGAGAATCTCTCCGGCAGTCAGAACAGTTCTAACGACTTGAGACTGTTGACCATAGAAATCCAACACACCATCAGCATCCATATAAGGCACGCATTGCTTCCAGAGCTTTAAGATATTTTTATTAATCTCTTCACTCTCTGATTGCCATCGCGGAGTAATGCCTTTACCAACGGCGCTTGCTACATATGATTCCACAGCGTTTTTTGCAATGGGATTCTCACGTACGATTTTCCTGGCCCTGGCACGGAGATTAGCTCCATCTTGAGATACAATAGTATTAGGACCGTTACCTGATAACCCCCAAGTACCTAGTCTTCTTCCTGTCGTTGCTCCGTCATGTGTATATGCACGTTGTTTTGGCTTGTCGTTTTTCAATACCCATCTGGCTAGTGATTTAATTGGATTCCATCTCATCAATCATATCCTTTTGAAGTCTGCACGTACCGATGGCGAGTACCAGTGCCAGCAGCAGCGGCGATCTCAGCTTGCATAACACCCCTAAGGTGTTCGAGCTTACTTAGATCTGCTTGTCCGTATTCAATAGTTTTGTTATTAATAGTCACACGGACTTGCCGTTCTCCTGTCGCCAGTGTAACTATCGCAGCTTCTACAGATGTTAAGTCCGTGCTTGTGTAGGACATGATTTTATCTCCTCTATTGCTTTGCGGTATATGTGGCGCTCATATCTACGAAGAGAGCGTGATTTACTGACTGGGCCTTGTTTAAGTGATATTCCGCCGTAATGAAATACCGGGTTATCGATCATATGATATCGATACCAACCCTTGATGTGGAGAAGCTGAAATATCCAGGCGTCGCCGAAGAACATAGAGAGATCATTTGGTATTGAAGGTATTGACTCTAAAGCCGAACGCCTAACAAAGAACGCCCATCCTGAGCGTTTTTTTGTTTTATGAGCACAGACACGAACGCTTGGAGTTGCTTGATAATTGCGAACCTCATCTTCGTTGGCCTCTCTCGGTATTGCTATACCACAGTTTAATGTAGTGTCGAAGACTTCCATGGCTTTATCAATGAACCACTTAGTAATAACAATATCGTCATTTAAGATCCCAACGACATCTATGTCGGATCGTAAATGTGAAAGCCCTAAGTACCAGGACGGGTTGACCGGTAATGGTACATTCTTCGGTCTTATTTGCTGACCAGCGTGAATCGGACATACAAAGCCATCAGAAGTGTTGTCAATGATTATGACTTGGTCCGGCACATATATGCCGGATTTAATCTGATTTAGTAAGTCTGTGGCCAATCTTGCCTGAACTACGGGGATTATTATTGCAACGTTCATTTAGATTTCTCTTTCTTCTCTTTCTTCTCTGTCTTATCAATTGTCTCGTTTGTTGTCCTAATGGGAAAAACACGGAATTCCGGCTTAACCAGATTATATTTCGTCCGGAGGTAGTCTTGCGCAGCTTTAACATCATCCGGGAGTCTTTTAACTTCAGGGCTATTGTTACGGCAATAAGCGTTAATAGCATAATTACGCAGATCCCGCATACGATATGTGATGCAAAGATCAGCACCGTAGTAGTAACCCGAAGGAGTAGATTCATCAAACCATACATTGTCTTTCCTCGTTATGATTAGCATTTCATCTAAAGTATCAACGACTCTCGGAAGCCCGACTGGTGTTCCCCAGGCTCTGTTACCGTTTTTGATATGGCCGACTAATCTATCGTGATACACTCCTGCAACTCCCAGGGCTCCGAAGTTAGAATCGATCTGAGTGATACGGACCAATGACTGCATCGTAGTGTCATACCATATGTCTGGAAGGAATATGGATTGTTGAATGAAAGCAATATGTGTAGTTGTTGCGGCCATTTTACCTTCGTTAAGAGCAGCTACTGGGTTCCAAACTCTATCAGGGTCATTGGGATTGGGGTCTTTTAGCAATAGTATCGGACATTGCTTCTTCCTCACAACTTTCGACTTTAACAAATTAGCTTCCAGTAAATCTTCATTATCAACTGCACATACGATCGTTAATTGCATTGTTTGATCCCCTTTACATAAACGTTAAACCCTGTCGGTGATGGTTTCCGATCACGGAAATAGCCATGGTCAGTGACAAGGATATTGACTGCATTGAGATGATTAGTTAGTTTTGTTAAATTAAATCCGTTTTTGTGTATTTCACCAGGACCACGATAACCACCGTAGATGGGAAGGAGCCAGCGCCATTTTATGCGCTTATCGTCACCGTGTATTATTTCCGATTCAGCTATAAGGTTTTTTGCACAGCGAATAATATCCGGCGTGTAGATGTGAAGTATTCCACCGGGCTTTAGTACCCGAGACCAATCAGCGACAATGCGATACCACTCTTCCGGGTGGAAGTGTTCAACGATATGTTCAGCGAGTATTTCATCGACAGTGTTATTGTCATATAGCAGCGGTGTTGTAAGATCGTGTAATATATCCGCTTTTGTATTATGAAGGTCTATGTTTGTATAGCCTTTTAAAATACGTTTACCACAGCCGAGATTGAGCTTTATACTCATATATACGTCCCCTTTAATTTAAAGTCCGGACCCGTTAGCTCGAAATGAGGCATGTCAATAAGTCCGTGATCAGTTAATTTGCGTTTTGATTGTTTCCAATTACCACCCCAACGAATAGGAATACCCATAGAGACAGATAGACCGAGAACAATACCAGCGAAATGACAGAATCTAGGTATGTCATTCCAATCTACTGGATAAGGCATAACGTCTACTGCCCAGGATAATGGAGTTACGTTATGGCGGGAGAATTCAATCGTTGTTTTACCTTCAGCGAGTAAATCAGCCTGACGTGATAAAGATCGTTGACCCTCTACAATCGTACAGTCCCAGACTTTAATTACTTCGCCAAAGAGCTCTTGAAGATAAGAATGACATGTTTGTAATTTGCGTAATGATGATTCACTGTAATGAGGCATAAAAGTTTGTACCTCCACATGTGTTTATATATATATATAATGTCCAAGAAGTAGCGATTTCTGGCACGACGAATATATCTGCGTGCTATCTATATGTAGTGTTTGATAAGAAATTGGATTTTGATCTGGTTTTGTCCACTTTTGGTGCATTTACCTCTCGCGGAGTCGGTGGGGGTTTTGTTATCGTTTTCGCTTTTATTAGTCCTCCGAGTTCTTTCTCTAATTTATGCCAATCGAACCTATATAGACCAGCGTGGATGGCAGCGGCGTAGGCGTAGACTGTTATGTCGAGAACTTCATTGCGTGCTCCGGAGGGTAAGACCCATTCTTTTACTGGATAGCCTTTTACATATCGAGTGGTTAATCGCTCTGATACGAGCTGTTCGTAGAAGTCGTCATCGAGATAAGATGGCATGTGGATCATCGCTGTGTTGGTTGGGAGGCCGGTTTTGAGTTCGTCTTTTAATTGTAATCGCGAGTAGATAAGGTATTTCGCAGTATCAGTACCAATGGCATAGAGTTCTACTGCACCTTTAGTGACTCTGCCGTTGGGAGATGTCACATCCTGCATCGTAGGCCTTCCTATTATCTGTTTACCTCTGGTAGATGATCCTTTGACTGCAATGACGCGAGGGGATCGAGTTTTAACGTAGTTGTAGACTAATTGTGTTTGGTCTCCGGAATCTACCGCTGTACAGCCGATGCGAAGGTCAACACCAGAAGCATGGGGAAAGGGCTTTTTGCGTAGTGTGTCTAATTCCGCCCAGACTTGAGGTTCTGCTGGTTTACCGAAGATCTCGCCGTAGAATATGACCCAGCATTCTTCCTCGCGGCCAAAAGCGAGAACGATTACCGCGAGACGATTGATTTGGACATCGACACCCATGACAAGGTAGAGGCCACCGCGAGGGACGGTGTTGATTTTATATCCACCGGCGCGGGATTTGATCTTCTTCCAATCAGGCTGTTCACCTTCGACCTCGAAAGAAAGACCAAGACGAGTATTAACCCAGACTTTGAGCTTTTCGGGTTTCTTTTTTGCTTCAAGAAACTCCATGGCGATCTTCTTCCATGTCACCCACCCAAGGGGAGAGTACATGGAGTTGAGTTGGAATCCGCGATAGAGTTTGATCTCTGGATGTGTTGGTACCCAGACGCCGTTCTCGAGCATGAATGGTTTATGGTATTCGTCAATGCGTTTGTGGCATTTTCGGCAGACGTACCAGACGTCAGAGACTTGAACGGATTTGTGTTTGTGAGAGAATTTAATACCGTGATCAAAGCCTGTACCGCCCCAGATGAGAGGCTGCATTTCATCGCAATGAGGACAAGGGACGTAATATTCGCATTGATCAGTGGTTTCGTAATCGTTATCAACACGTGAGAGACCTTTGACAGTTGGAGTGGACATTAAGAGCCATTTACAGGTGGCAGAGAAGGAGTCGGTTCGTTTCTTTGCGAGATCGCCTGGATCGCCTTCACCGCCTACGTCGGCTTCGTAGCCATCTTCGTCATCGAGGATGAGGATTTGGATTGAAGCAGAACGGAAGATAGCAGGGGAGTTTGATCCCATGAAGGTCCAGAATCCGCCGGGGAATTCTTTTATGAAGATGGAGTCTCCGCCACGAGCATTAACGTCTTTGATCTTTGAGTGGAGCCAAGGCATTTCACGGAGAGAAGTGGCGACCTTGGTTTTGGAGTGGCGCTTGGCTAGTTCTGTAGTGGGAAAGACCATCATACAGGGACCGGGGGCGATATCAGCGACGTAGAAAAGGAAGTTATTTCCCGCTTCCGTTGCCCCGACCTGGGTTGGTTTCTTTATCACCACGACACGGACCGGGCTGTGCATTGAGAGGCAATCCATCGGTTCCTTTAAGTATGGGGTCCGTGAGGTACGATAACGGCCTTTCTCCGCTGATGTCGCCGGGAGCATTCTGTACTGATCTGCCCACTCCGACACTGTTAATAGTGGGCTCGGTCTTAGCCCGTCTTTGAAGCTGCTTTGAAATGACATTACGTCTTGGTATCCTTGTTCTAAACCCGCAATCACGGCAGGTTAATTGAAATGGATCGCGTCAAGATGGTCTATGACCTATTTTAACTATGTGCTTTATAACTGTATTGTTACTGCCACAGTTAAAACACGGTGTTTGTTGTATTCGCATTATTATATACCCACATTAAGGTATGTACGGCGGAGGATTACCTGTGTTCGGGTTCATTTCGTATGTTATCGCTTCTCGATGGATAGCAACGAGAGGATAAAGATAATCGACTATTTTAGCACTTGTCCACCAACGGCTAACAACACCTCCCTCTGCCTGCCCATACCATAAATAATAATAAGCAGTACATGACGATTCATTTGAACCGCCTATTCCTACCGGGTTGCCACGGCCTTCTAATAAAATCCTATGTAAGTTATGCTGCTCGCTAATAGGAAAATCATCAACATGCCAGCCACTAATTGTATCTTTGGAGTAAGGGTCATCTTCACTAGTATATGTAGATGCACATAAACCAGTGTGTGGCTCGTAAGTAATCAACATTAACCCGCCACCACTAATTCTAGCAGGGATACAGTATGGATCACCGTAATCACCATCAGGGCAAGACCCGCCACCTAAATTATATGTGACATCAGTATCTCGCTCTTCAAGTGGCGGTGGATCAACTGTAGATGAAGTGCTATGATATTTAACTATCAAACCAGTAGTAAAACCGGCATATATAGAAGTTTGGGTTTTAAAAGAAACACTAGTATATATTTCCCTGCCTTCTAGTGCTGAGTCTCCAAACAGATAATGGCAAACAAAGCTACCTCCAGGACTACAACACCAATCTTCACCGCTCGGTTTATCTTGGTTATCACCTACAGTCTTACGAAACATCCAATACGCTACATGAAAATCAGCCTTACAAGGTAGTGTTTTATTCTCATCTTGGCGTTGTTCGTCTTCTACATATACGTACGGGTATTGCGTAGGTATTACATATGCATACCAAGCATAAGAACCTTGTAAAGGATAATACCCCATATCAAGTTTCCAAGACCAAGTTGACGTACCACTTGTTAATTTAAACCAGAGACCCTCGAATTCAGGTGGACGAGGTAAGTAATGATATTTATGTGTCTCTGTATCGTATATTCTACCTCCAAATGTTAAGTCTAAATATCCCTCATCATCTAAAGAAGATTTACTTATAGTCCGTTCATTACAACGCATCTCTCCGTCTTGATCACGAAAATGCACATATAACTTCATGGTCTCTAACACGCCTTCAGTCACATCCTTCCACAGCGTACCACCATCACGGTTATCTATGTAAATCCTAAAACTATAATGATAATCCCCAGGAATTAAAACATCATGTACTGTTTTATCGTGGGTATAATCAAATATCGCAGTTTTTTCTCCTAAATGCATCGGCGGTGAGTATTTCCACCCGCTATCAGGCGCGTAGCCTTCACCGGCTGTTTTTAACAGTCTACCTTGATTATCTGGATAACCGACATAATTATAAACAAGATCAAAAAGAATACAGTAATCAAACAATACTTGTAGGCTACAGTAAGGCACACCATCAACTAGTACATGAGCCCCTTCGGGTATTTCCCATAATTCACCGAAAAGACGTTCACCGTCTAATTTTGTAAAAGTATTGATTACCGTAGCTTCTGATGGTATTGTAATTTTCCAATGAGCTGGCATACTACTGGACGATTCGATAAACTCGCACGTAGATGGTGTACCAGTGCCATAATACCCGGTAGCTTCAAATATATATACTCGTGGCTCTGTGATATGCTCGTCTTCTGGTAAGTTTTCATTATATTCATCAAAGAAATCGCTATCTATTACTAAAGTATCTTCGTATTTTCCATTAACTGAATTATTATCCATTGTCACACGGATTCTAAATATCCACGCGCAGGGTTGTGGATCATGTTGAAACCCAATGACAACCGGCTGTGACCAATCACGTGCAGGACCGGTACCGGATTGCACCCATCCTTCTTTCATGGTCATTATACTCTGTGATACAAATTCACCGGATTCTACCACTTGTGTATCTACTTCACCTTTAGTCCAGATTGGTAATTGTAATTCACGGAATTCAATCACAACTTCATCATCAACAGCAAATGCAACATCATCACAATCCATGTATTGAAAAGGCACATCATGAAGCTCATCTGTTTGATTAATGTTCAATCCCGTTGGACCTGCAATGTAATGAACATCTCCAGTGGAAAGGAGACCGTGAGCGCCTGAGAGAATCGTACTTGCCTCTGTAGATGCGTCTAGTAAGATATTGCACTTGCGAGTCCCGTCTTCTTGATCAATCATCTCTGTGATTGTCCCGTATCGGAATAACGGCATCCATTTCTGCCAAGCAGCTTTCATTGCAGCGTTGAAGAACCATGAAGCACCAGAGAGGAAGGATACCGGGTAGATTGGTTGGATCATGCCATCGCGAGCATCATTGTAAAGTGACATTGCAAATCCCGTATCATCATCTTCTTCATACCCGCGTTGGATATTCAGCCTCGTTGCCTCACCTGGAGTTTCCATTGTACCGATTGTTGTTCCAACAGGGATTTCCAACGTATAGTCGATACACCACATGTCAACGATCTCTGCATCTGCTTCTATTGCTCGTTCGATATCATTGAGTTTGTCATTCAACGCTTGGAGTTGGATATTCAGTCTGTCAATGAGATTGCGCTTTTTTATTAACTCTACCCGGCGTTTTTCACCAATAACAACGAGCTTTTGTATCATAGCGAGGATCTGAGCAACATCAGGCATAGTATCTCTGATCTCAGGCCAATAATCCTCATATAGCATTAATGGTGGTATAACTGCCATTCTACGGCTCCGTTGTCTGGCCAACTACGACGAGAACATCATCATTCTCTGTCATACAGTTCGGCGGCGGTGATGTTGGTTTCTGTTTAATTGCGTTAGGATCATCAGTGTCAGATGACTCTATTACTCCAACTGTAGTTGGATTTGCCGGATCAGCTATACTGACAATGAGAATCCTCCAACGTTTTACTTTTTTGCGAGTATAATCTACTATTTTGCGATTCTGATCCTGAAGCGTTTTAACACCGGCGATTGGCTCGTTGAATCCTTCGACAATGTAAAGAATATCTTCACTGTATTCACTTTCGAATATATGAAAGTAGTAGCTGTAATTACTTGCGAATTCATTAAATCTACTAACATATGTTGGATTATCTTTATCTGTTATATCCATCGTGACCATTCCAGTATCGGATTGGTCATTGCCGTAGTAGGTTGATGCGATAAAATGCGCGTATTCACCAGGATCATCACCATTGTGATACGATATGAGGATTTGCTCAAAATAAGCAACTGAACCGGGAATTGTCTCACTACCACGCTGATTGGGGTTTCCGAGGTCCGCAGGATCAAGATCATATAATGTCGCCTCGCCGGTATCAGGATCATATGCCATTAAGATTGGATTACCGGCAGCATCGAGACCAACAGCGCACATGTTGCCGGGAAGGGGTAATGGTGTTGATAAAAGGTTATTCGGATCAGTACAGTCAACGATAATCGCAGTCCCGTCTACCATCATCACCACAGCTACATCTGTGTTTGTTATTGGGATATGGACTGATGAAGCAGATATGACACCGGGGAGAGAATCAAGAGGGTTATTGCCTATCGTTGGCTCTTCCGGGTCATTAATATCAATAGCAACAATTGCTGTTGGATATTCATCACCTTGCTCTTTCGTAGTGAGGATGACAACATCACTGTCAGCGGACCTGTTGATTGGTATTATCGCATCGATTATCTCTTGATCAGTGATAATAATCTTCCCTGTCTGTTGGCGCGTAATCGCACCTGTGATTGGATCTGCAACGAGATCTTCTGTTTGAAAGATTGATTCACTGGTTATTTCCCATTTCATATCACCGTTTATCTGATCAATGATTATTTTACCCGTATCAGGGTCCAGTACGATTGTCCCATCGGGATTAATGTTGATTTCGCCAGATACCGGATCAACATCAATCTGACCGACATCAATGCCATCGACATAAATCGTACCGGATTGATCAAGTGTTTCCGGTGTTATTTGGCCAATGTCATTAGCATTGTATGTTATCTGGCCTGTCACAGGGTCAATGATTAAATGATCCGCTGCCGGGTCCGGAATAATAAGTTCGTGTGTTTCATTGTCGGTAATATTGTCTATTATGATCGGATCGCCTGTTATATTGGCAATGATCCTGTCATCGGGCTTGTTATTGTTCTGTGTAATGATATTCCAGTTGTTTTTGTGATCAGGGACGATCTCACCTGGTTTCTTCGGTTTGGAGATAATGTTATTTACTGTCTCAGGGAGCTTCATATCACTTGGATTATTTATCGGTGGCGTTGTCGGGTTTGCCGGGTCAGTGATGACATGCATACGTTGATCACTGAAACCGTGCTTGTGGCCATCTGCAAGCCAGATAAGGTGATCAATGTCATCTTTAAGTTTATCTTGCTGTGATTCCATCTCAGTGATATCTGACTCTAATATCGGGATCTTTTCATTAATCGCGGTGATTTGTGCATTTAGTGCATCTGCAATTAATTTACCTCTCGATGTATCTTTTTGCAGCTCGACTCTATATTGACCAACGTATTCGCCTTCGTCATTCTTCAATATCTCTTTAATGATCCCTTTACCCATGAGAAGGATTTCCTCCTCTGGCTTTGAGTTCATTAATAATAGCATCTAAGTAAGTAATTGATTTGTTGTTTAGCTGTGACGGATACGGTGATAGTTTATCAGTGTGGTATCGACACGTGGCGTCAATACATTCTATATTGTCAGTGAAGTCTGGTTTTAACACTTCCCAATGATTTCTCCTCCCACAGAGAGATATACCGTTGATTCTTCGTTGATAAGCACAGGAATAGCAGATGGCAGTCAAACGGCGTTTACGACCGTCTTTGAGGTAGAACGAGCGTTTAAGTGCAAGTGTTGTTAGTTCTTCAACCGTTGTTATCTTCATTTTTCTGTTTCTTTCTCTTTTTAATCTGTTCATTGATCACCGGCATGTTTGCGAGTTCGTCTAAGGCGTTTCGATGCTCAGTGTTAAGAATCTCCTTAATTTTCGTCCTATCCGATTCTGCGGCGAGAATATCACTGATCCTGTCTTCTATGGCGAGAATTGCATCGCGAGTACGACGGGCACACTCGAAGGACTCTCGCGTTACAATGTCAATGTGAATCATCTCGCCTTGCTTCTCCTGGAGTTCGAGTTTCTTTAAATCCGCCATGTAAGAAGTTAACATTCCTCTCGCGGTATTGTAATCATGACTGCCGGTAATCGCACTCATCATGTCCGTAAAGGCCTTATTTTGCCCTTTTGTTCGCTTTACTTTCCGAGGCTTTGTAGCAGAGGTGGTTGGTTCTTCTTGTGGAATTCTGGTACCTTGTGAGGGCCGAGAGAAGTTATCTAAGATCAAGTCTGACATCTCGACATCTACAAGACCATCGGAGTTAACAATGATCCGACCGTTCTTGACCAGTTTCGATATCGCTGGCCGAGAGACACCACGATGTTCTGAATATTGTGCTTTCGTCATTAAGTTCATAACTATACAATATCCAGAAAATGATGATTTTTGGCACGACGAATTTATCTGCGTGATAACGCTCTCTGTATTTGTCTTATATAGTACGGGATTTGATGTAAGTACCACGCGTACTTCTGGTAGTGGAATTATGTTTTACTGATGAAGAATAATATGATTGTACTTAAATGCGTTAAAAAAGAGTAAAAACCTCGCATAATGTTATAAATATGTGTTGACTTTTGATAAAAGTAGTGCTAAATTAGGGAAATCGATCGATCGGGGCAGATTTATATGAATTTATAGTAAAAACCATTTTTAGGGGGCAAATAATGATTAAAAGTAACAAAGTGGAATTATCACTTAAAAAGAGACTGTTAAATGCACTTGAAGAGGTTAGACCGTTTGTGAATTTACGTAGACCGGTTATTAAGATTAATGTTATAACGAAAGATAATATTGCGGGCGTTGCTAGACGGGTAATTGGAGAAAGCACAGATATAGCTCGGCATCATGGGTCTATTGCATGTTGTTCTGAGTCGATTAAGCGTGATGCTTATTGTGTCTTCTATAATAAAGATGTATGGGCCAACGCTTCTCATGCGGTTTTAGTTGGCAGCCTGGCACATGAATTGGTACATCGGGAACTCTTAGAACTTAATGATAATTGGGAACCTCCCCCGTATCTACTGCCTGGCAACGGTAATTGTTCAGTGTTTTCTGAGTCCTTAGTAGATTTAGTGGTAATGCATAAAGGATTTAAAAATCAGACTTTCCAATGGAAGCAGTATTTAGAGGATAACCATATTAAGTTCATAGGCATGAACGCATCAACCGCATCAACTCTAATACAACAAGAAGAAGAAATTAGAAACGATCACGGACAAGATAAATGATTGATCTAAAATACGTAAATATTGGTAATCCAGAAACAAGAGTAATGGAAGAGTGTGCTGAAGTAATACACGCTATCTGTAAAGCTGAGCGTTTTGGTTGGTTTAATTACCACCCGGACACTCCAGATATTGATAACATTGATTTAGTAGAAAATGAAATGGCTGATCTTATTCGGAATTGGGAAGAATTAAAACAAAAACTCAACAATCTGCGTCAAGCTCGAAATCGTTGTTTAGGAATAAAATAAAAGAAGGGATAAAAGCGTAAATGAGCAGGATAGAGGTAAAGGGCAAAAACACATACTATATTGACAATAAGACCGCTGATATTGATTTAGAACTCGGAGGGGAGCCGCGAGCGGTTATTGACATTGAAGATATCATGCTCGCTATGGAATATAAGTGGATTCTCAAGCGCCGAACAGTGACTACGAGGCTTGAGACTAAAAGCACACGGGCATTGAAGAGGTATTTGTTAGAAGTTGATGATCCTAACGACTGTGTTGTACATTTAGATGGTAATGTGTTTAATTGCCGACGCGGGAACTTATTACGTATACCGAGAGGAGATATTCATAAATACAAAACATTAGCTACGAGGAACTTAATCGGTCAAACACGAGTCAAAGCAGAAGACATACCGGAGACATCAGTCAATGGATTAAGCTACAACACTTCTGCTCCTATTGGTTATCGGTTCGGTGAGGTTTTACCATTGGAATATATAGGCGACGGTCTTTATCTTTGTTCTGTGCCAGCGACAATGTATATTGGTAATCGGTTTGTTAAGACATCCGGTATGAAGCATTTAACAATCACCGAGCTTTATGCACAAATCAAACACATGTGGAGGATTCGATATAAGAAAGGCCATCCGAAAGAGAACGTGTATTTGAATTACAATACGATATTCAAAGGGCCGGAGTTGATTGCGGATTTAAAACCAATGAAGTTCCATGCGTTTGTAGAGAGGTATAAACCGCCGGAGCCGGAGTTCTGGTATGAGAGCGGTGATTATGTTGTGGAGAGTGAGAGAAAAGAGAAAGTTGTTGATAAGAAATGGATTGAGAATCATATTGACCCAGTGTTCTGGGGAGAAGGAGGAATTAAATGAAAGTACATTCAGCTTTAGTAATAAACAAAGAAACAAAAAAAGACGCATATTCTTACCCGAGGCTCTTAATAAGTAAAGACGGTGAATTGGTTGTCCTTTTTAGTAAGGAAGGTGTAGGTACAATCGTACATACAACGTCGTTACTTACAACTGACGGACAGGTAGCGGATTACTGTAAGAATTGGTGTATGGAGGATTTCGTACCTCTAAACGGCTATGTAGTATTAAAGGAGGAATTAGAAGCTAACTTAGAAAATGAGCACGGTATTCATAATCTATTTGTTATTAACAACAAACTTTACAGAAGAATTGGGTCTACAGAAACTAACCCTGATGGTGAACTCTATAAATGGGATGATACTAACGGCGTCTGGGAAAAAACCTACTCGCCTATCGACCTCTAAAAGCATATCTCAGTCTCACCTATCAATAAAGCTATCTAGCACCACTACCCTTCAAGCCCCCTTCATTGGGGGCTTTCCACCCTACCATTTAAGTCTTTGATTAACCTACTAAAACCATAACTTTCGCGTCAAAAGCCGCGCGTCTGCGCTC